GGGCAAAAGTCGTCTTTTCCGACGTCCGTTATCCAAATGAAGCCGATTCTATTAAGGCTCTAGGGGGTCAAATCTACCGAATTAACAGGGATGGAGTGGGTCCAGCCAACGGACACCCCTCAGAAACAGCTTTGAACGACTATGCCTTTGATGGTAGAATTGATAACTCTGGGACCGTAGAACAGCTTTACGGCCAAATAGATAGGGTCATCAATGCCAACGAGCTCGTCTCCGAAAGCGACTAACTCGCCAGCCCTACCTTCACAGGTTAAAATTGGGGTGCAAGTCTTCGACGTAATTGAGCGTAGCCGTAGCAAAGACGGAATGCTAAATGACTCTACTTATGGCTACACCCTTGATACAGAGAATCTTATTGTTATAGATTCGTCTATTCACTTCTCCAAAAAGCAAGTGACGCTTCTACATGAAATAATGCACGCTTGTAGAATGTCTTTTGACAATAGCGTAAAGCCTAAAAAGGGAGAAGAGTTTGAAGCTTGGGAGCATTACTTTATTGGGATTTGGGAGACGTCCCTATTGTTAGTTATGAGAGATAACCCTAAGCTTCTTGCTTACCTACTTTGGGACCAGTAGTGATGGGAAAGCCAAGCTGGGCTAAAAGAATTCGGCGAACCTTTGACTTTAGATACAAAAAAGGCAGAGCAGATGAGCGCCTTGAAATAATGAAGCTTCTTAGGGAGCAAGACCAAGCTTGGGCAGAATACGCTATTGGAGTTATAGTAAACAAAAAGCATCCCAAGTAATTTGCTTTTGCTTTGAGCTAGTTGTAAACTGGTGTTTCTAAAACAGAAAGAAGATTATGAAAAACATAACAATACCTGTAATTGCCGTCCTAGCCTTAGGGCTCGTTGGAGTGACTTGGCACAACTCAAATGCTGACTGCATTGAGGTTTACACAGACTTTAGAGCTCTAGGTCAGGGCTACCTTACAAGTGAGTGCATTCCTGCTAGCGGAGAAATGAGTGCTATCGACGTCCTTAAGGAAGCTGGATACACTACCGAAGGAACTCTAGAGTATGGAGATGCAGTTTTGTGTAGGTTGAATGGAAAGCCTGATGCAACGGCTGAGAGCTGTGAAAGTATGCCACCAGCAGAGGCTTATTGGGCAGTGCTTGTGAAAGAGCACCAAATAGTTCCTATGCCATTTGGAATTACTGGTGAGTGGGGTTGGGCTCAGGTTGGACTTAACGAACTTTACTTGGGACCGGGCGACGCCATTGGTCTAGTGTTTGCTGACAACGGAGAGGTAAAGTTCCCTTGATGCTTTTAGAAAAACCTGTAGAACTTAGCGGTGGTTGGCTAGAGCGCTACCACCCTTACTTGCAACTAGCTTTCAACGTGGTTGCTTTGTTTATTGCTAATGACATAGCAGTTGAAATTTGGCGCTCTATGACGGGACACTAATGGTAAACCTAACAAGAATCTATACAAAGACTGGCGACGACGGAACTACTTCTTTGGGAGACATGAGTCGCACATCAAAGAATGACCCAAGGCTAGAAGCCTTCGCAACTGTAGATGAAGCTAACTCGTTTATTGGGATTGCTCGTCTACATGTACAAGACGTTACTGTAGACGGTCTTCTTAAGCAGATACAGAACGACCTGTTCGACGTAGGTGCTGACCTTTGTACTCCAGTAATTGACAACCCTAAAGTAGAGCCTTTGAGAGTTACTGAAAAACAAGTAACGTACTTGGAGAACTTTATTGACATCTACAATGCACAGCTGGAACCGCTTAGGTCTTTTGTATTGCCAGCAGGTACTGCTTCTTCGGCCAACTTGCACGTAGCAAGAACTGTTGTCCGTAGAGCTGAAAGACTGACTTGGAACGCTATCCACCAGTTTGGTGAGGGCGTAAGCAAGCCAACGGCGACGTACCTAAATAGACTTTCAGACTTGCTATTTGTACTAGCACGCTATGAGAACAGGGCTGTTGGTGATGTTCTTTGGGTTCCAGGTGAGAATACAAAGTGAAATCTTCTAAGAAAAAGTTATGGCTCAAAGGTATTAAAGAAGCTAGAAACCTAGAGCGAGAGCGCATCATTGAAATACTTGATGAAAACCTTGGCAACATGGATTGGGACACCCTAGTTAAACTAATTAGAGGAGGAAAATTGAGTAATAAGCCTAAGTACAGTTCTGAGACTGTGACTATTAAAATAAGCAAAAATCTCATTGACGATAAGCCATCTCATTGGAGCGCAGAGATTACTGACATAGACGGTGAGTATTTGGGAGGAGCGATGGCACCTACCTTTAGCTTAACTATGGATTCGGTTTACGAGCTTATTACTGGCGATGACGGTGAATTTGAAAGCGTACATAACAAGTGGGTTGACTTTGATGCCAATACAGAAGACATCAGGCCTAAGGGAAAACACAGACGTGACTAAGGCTAAATGCAAGCTATGCGAAGACGTTATTGAATCTAAGCACAGACATGACTATGTGGCTTGTAAGTGTGGGGAGATTTTCTTAGATGGTGGGGAATCTTATTTGCGTGGTGGCTCGAAGAGTCCAGATAACTTTGTTTTGTTGAAGGGCCTAAAACCTAAAAGTACAACTAAATCAACGTTTTTTAAGTGGGAGGAATAATGAGTCAGTCAGGTAGTTACAAGAAAACTAAAACCGTCAACGTCTTTAAGGAAGACGAATCTTTAGTAGATAAGTCTAAAAAACTTGAGGAGCTATTTAAGTCGGTAGCTTATAGGGCTAGGGAAAAAGAGCGCCAAGAGATTATTAAAACTTTAGAAGACTTTATGGCTCCGTTAGCTGAAACTAAAGACGAAAGCATAGCTTTGTTCTTTAATGGTATTTACGAGGCTATTGAGCTTATTAAAAACAAGGACAAGTTTAACTAGCTACTGCTATGTAAGTTCCGTTGACGTACATCTTGCTAGCAGTAGTAAATGTCACTGGACTGCCCTGAATCAAAAGAGTTTCGATGATTGGCTTTGGGTTTGCTGTTGTAGATAGTAGCCAATGCATGTCTAAAGTTTGAGAACTTGGTAGATGGTCTGCAACCATCTGAATGTGACCATTTAATTCGTCTGGTGGTAGGGCTGGGTTTACCCAAGCCCAAGCCGAAAAGTGGTTTGCTGCTGCTGGAATTGGGGCAAAAGGCAGGTCTACTTTAAATTGCCCTGTACCGAAGTTGGTAACTGTGGTCATGTCAATAGCAATATTAAAAGTAACTAACTGGCTGTGCCTAACATAGTAAGAATTGTAAGTCGGGTAAGTGATTCCTGAACCAGTAAATGTCATCCCAGTTGCTTGGAAAGTTGGGGACCAACGGACAGCATTAGTTACTCCTCCAGCATCGCCAATATCTGAAATAGTTGCGTATCTATTTGGCTCCGTTATAGAGTCCTTATACATAGCTCCGGGCAGGGTAACTATGATATCTTCATCAGGGGAGATGATTCTATCTGTAACTATTTTGTATTCTGAAGTTGTGTTAGAGGCCATGATTAATTATAGCAAAGTTAGTACTTGGCTACTTAATAGGAAGTGGTATGGTGGATACAAAGAAAGGCACTGAAATGGTAGAAACTGAGTACTTCCCCGCAGACGGTGAAAAGAAAGCTTACGCTGAAATTAGAGTTGATGGTTTGACAGAAGAGCAATCTTTAGCATTGCAAATTGTTTTGCACGAAGGTGCACTGCGTGAGCGAGAGCGAATCGTAAACGTAATTAAAAATCATGCTAGCGAGAATTTGTATGACGCTTCTCGAACAATTAAGTTAATTGAGGAGAGTGCAAATGAGTCCTGATGAGGCAATGCTTTCTTATCAAGTGATGGGACTGGCTGTTGCAACGGTTTCAGTGTTGTTGGCAATGTCAGTAGTGAGTGCTAGGTTTTGGAGGGAAGCTAAGTACTTAAAGAAGAAGTACTACAAAAGAGGTGTAATGCGTGAAAGAAGGCGCATTCTTAGTATCATCTTTACGTGGGAAAAGTTCTACAAAGTCATGTATAAGAATGGCTACATTGAGTGGTTTATAGATGATGTTATAATTGACATACGGAATCAAACTAAACGTAAAGTTGATGAAGAAAGGTTTATGAAATGAACCAAATAGCTGAAACACTTTTTATAACAATGGCACTTGTAATTGGCTCTGGAATTATTATTGGATTGATAATTGCCGTAGATGAGCGTAAAAAAATGAATAAGGATAAGTTCGATGAACATCGTTAATGCAACTGTAGAAACTTTTGAAGAAGACGTGCTACAGCAAAGTGGAGTAGTTCTAGTTGACTTTTGGGCCGAGTGGTGTGGACCATGCAAGATGGTTTCTCCAATCTTGGACCAAATGTCCGAAGAGTACGAAGGTCAGCTTAAGATTGTCAAAGTCAACGTAGACACCGAATCTCCCCTAGCTGAGTTCTATAAGGTCAGCTCTATTCCAACTATGAAAATCTTTTTAGATGGAGAGCCTGTGCACCAATGGACAGGTGCCAAGCCAAAAGCTGGGATGCTTAAGGAACTTGAAGATTACTTATGAAAAAAATAAAGCTTAACTTTAGCCTGTCTGATACGGGAATTGTTAGAGCTTTAAAGCGTGTTAAAAAGGCTCTTTCTAGTAAAAAAGAGCTATGGAACTGGATTTCTTGGACGTTCTTTAGAGATGAATCTACAGACAATACAAGGGCTTTAGTGACAGAAAACATAGATTTTGGTAAGCTACTACATAAGAGAGAAACTTTAAGGGTTTTATACCTACTTAGAGAAGACTACAAAGACGTAGTTAACGGTTATGTAGCTCTAGTAGTTATTGACGAAATGATAGAGATTATTAAGAGAGACTTTAATGGACAAAAATAGTAGAGAAATTGGCGAAGAACTTGATAGAATAGAGGCAAGGCTTGACGACATACTTGCTAGGTCTGAGTTACTGACTAGCGAAATAGATGAGCTAGCAGAGAAGATTAAGTTTTACGTACTAATTACAGAAAGCTGGACGGACGAAGAAGATGAGTGAAGAAGAGCAGAGAATCCACTGGATTAACAACGAGGTTTTAACGCCTGATGAGAAAATTCTGTACTTGGAGCGAGAAATAGAACTAGCCCTAGAGCAGGGTGCGCTCAATGGTCGCAAGAAGGTTCTAGTAAAACTAGCCGAATCTGGAATTGGACACTACGCTGGTGAGGGTTTGTTTGTGCTAGACATTAGCGGACACGCTGGCAAAATTGTCAAGATTGACTAACGAAGACTTTAACGAGGATTACGAGCGAGGAAAGTTCGACATCCTTAAGAAAATGTACAAACTTGGCCTAGTTTGGTATAGTAGACCAGATAAAGTCTATTTTGTTAAGACTGAGGGTGGGGGATTTGTGTACATAGAGACAGAAGTCGAAGAGAAAAACGCACCTGAAATTTGACTTAGGTAGTAGTTTTTGTTAACCTTTACCAATGAAGACTAGAAAAGACAAATCCGTAAGCACAAAAGTATTAACTTTTGTCAGGGACAATCACGTAGTGACCGCTGAGCTTAAGAAAAGCGATGACGGTTGGTGTGCAGAATGGTTAGTAAGTACTAACTTTCGACCAACTATTACCTTAGTAGGTAGTATGACTCTTCCAATACATGGCGATAGTGAGGCTGAGGTCTCAAGGAGAGCTGAGTTTATGGTTGACGAGGTGCTTGGATTCGTTCTAAAGAACGTTGGTGGAACCTCAAGGCTCTCTAAAGGCCCAGACAAAGACAGCATGGTAGAAGTTGGGTTAGCCCACATTAAGGCTCATAGGGGCATTTCTACCCTCCCTACTGTAGGTAAGCAGTCCACCTTAGATTATTTGTTCTTGGTAGACCAAATTGGCTATGTAGCCAAGCCAGCCCACGTTATGGCGGAGTTGGAGGGGGTTAAGTTGTCAACAATAAAAAGAAGGATAGCTCGTAGCGTTTATGGCTATTAAGGGTGTATGATTATTGCGTGGCGGATATGTTACTGTCTGTTCATGGATTACTCCTTTCTCTAGTAAAAAGAGAACCCCCCAGTTATTGCTTTCTGGGGGGTTTCTCTATTCCTTATAGGAAGATTATTTGTTACGGAAGTCTTCCCCAAGTTATTGGGCCGACTATTCCATCAACTTTTAAGCCGTTTCTTGCTTGAAAAGCTCTAACTGCTTTATCAGTAATTGGACCAAACTGACCATCAGTTTTTAACTTAAGTACTGACTGAAGATACTTAACTAAGTTTCCAGTTGAGCCTCTTTTTAAAGAACCAGATAGTTTTGGCTTTGATGTTCCAAATACTTGAGTTGGAGTTGGAATTGGGGTTGGTGTGGAAGGTGCAACACCAGACGCTCTTTTGTTACACTCAGCAACTATGTAATCAAGCTTGGACATGATGAATGGTCCAGGACAAGCAGTTGATTTGTATTGTGAGTGCCAAGCAATAAAGAACTCTGACTGTGTAACGGATGGTTGATTTCTAGCAAATCCCTTACCAGCTCTAGGCGACTGACTTGCGTGATAAACAATCACGTCAATCAAAGCTTCGAGTGATTCAGGTGAGATAGGCCAATCTCCACCAACAGATGAGTTATCTATTTCAAACGACACAGCGTTTGGGTCTGGGGCTCCACCAGTTGAGTGGGGTCTACGACTGGGATTAACAATTCCAGTCACAGCCCCACTTCTGGCGATGTGGTACGTAGGGTGTGAATCTCTAGTGTTAGCGTTAGCTACATAAGATAATCCATTAGTACCTGCAACGTGGTGTATTACTACTCCATTGATTGGCTGACCATTACGAGAGCCACCAAATCCGTTGTCTTGTACTCCTGATACTTTTGGATACCACGTCATACGTTTCTCCTTTTTAACATTTATTTCTCCTTGTTTTCATAAATTGTTTCCTGCTTTGGAAACAATAGTGTCGTATTCGACAAGCCCCCTTGATTTTTTAAATAAATGTTAGTACACATACTTCTAATTAACCCAGTGCTGCCCAAGTCTTAGGGCCAACAACTCCATCTGCGGTAAGACCTTTCGAAGCTTGAAAGGCAACAACAGCTGCGTGAGTCTTAGGGCCGAATGGACCTGGAGGGTTAACTCCTAGCTTGTTTTGTAAGTAAAGTACATCTGCACTGGCAGGCTCTCCTTGTTTCAGGAACCTTCCGGGGTATGCTCTTGTTCCAGCTTTAGCTGGTGCAACACTTGGCTTTGCAGGTGTAGCACTTGTAGGTGCTCCACGGAAAGCTTCGTAGTCAAGGTTTCCAGCAGCCATTGTTGGCTTACCACCTACGCGGAATGAGAGGTGAAGGTGTGCGCCATAGCCGTTTTCTTTGCCGAAACCTGAGCCACCAACTAGTCCAATAATCTGACCCTGCTTGACTTGCTGACCAGCAACTACGTCAATACGTGAAAGATGAAGGTAATCGGCGTTGTGGCCTGATGCGAAGCTTTGGTAAATCATTCTTCCACCAGCCCCTGCAAAAGTAGGGACGATTCCAGTAATGGTTCCGTCTGCGATTGCTTTGATAGGTGTTCCAGCTGGTACTGCGTAATCTGTTCCAGGGTTTCTTGAGGGTGGGTTTGTTCTATTTGCGTGTCCTTGGAAGCTGTCAGAAATTGAGCCGCCATCTACTGGTCTAATCCATGTTGACATAGTAATGTCTCCTTAATGCTGTTCGAATAAAATTTAGGGTATTCCCTAATAACAATTATACAAGTCGAAAATAAAGTCCAGTATTTATTGCTTTTGTACATTAATGTGCTAGAATGGAAAGGTGGCCAGATGTTTACGATTGTCTGTTCATGTTTGATTCCTTTCTGTGATAAAGGGAAACCCCCCAGTTGTTGCTCTGGGGGGTTTTCTTTTTAAGAAAGTGTTTTACTTCTTTTTTGGAGCGACCTTCTTAGGAGCCGTAGCAGGTTTCTTAGCTACTGGCTTCTTAGTGGTTGCTGTAGCTTTCTTAGCTACTGGCTTCTTTGCAGGAGCCTTCTTTTTAGCTGGTCGCTCAAATGGAGTTCCTTCTTGGATAACTCCATCTCCGTCTGCATCTCTAGCATTGATAACTAGAGTAGGTCCTTCGCCTTTAAGCCAAGTCCAAATGTCTTTCAGTTTTGCCATTATTTACCTCCTTCTGAAGTCTAGCATTAGTTAGTAGGAGTTGCATCAACTGGTGCAACCTTTGGAGCTTTAAACTCAGGGCGAATTACAACAAATACTTGGTCGTAGCGACGGTCACGCTTGAAGCAACCGCCACCGTTTGACTGAGAACCGCCCATTCCGTTGGTGGTGTTTCCTTCATAGCAAGTAATTGTTTTCTTCTTAGGGTTGGTCTTAAGAACAAGTCCTACGTGGTCTGGGTCATTGTTGCGCTCCCAGTCAAAGAAGATGATGTCGCCTGGTAAAGCTTCAGTAACTTTTACAGTCTTGAAGCCTTTCTTTTTTAGACCATTGATGCCTGCTGTACAACCTACAAAACCTTTAGGGGTCTGTGCGTTTCTAACAATGTATCCTGCACCTGACTTTTGAAAGACATAGGAAACAAAAGACGCACACCAAGGTGCGTAGTTAAGTCCCATGAACTTTCCAAAGATGGTGTCTTTCTTTGGTCCTTCAACATACTTCTTGTCAACAAAGTGCTTAGCCAATGCCATTACTGCGTCAACGGTTCCAAGAGTTAGACCATGCTTTGCAATGATTGGGTGTGGCTCTATAGCGCCTGCTTTCTTTACAGGAGCTTTTGCAGTAACGGCTGGTTTAGCTACTGGAGCTGGTTTTGCTTTCTCTTCTTCCATAAGCTTGGCTCCAACCTCTTCGTGATTGACTGGAGTCTCAGTAACAGGAGCTGTTTCTGGAGTTTCAACCTTGCCTTGAGCAACTAGCTTTTCCTGCTCAATTACAGACTTAACAAAAGCGATAGGGCTAACAAAGCCCTTACCCTTTAGGTCCCAAACGTGCTTCTTGCCTTCGACAATCTCAAAGTGTAGGTGGCGTCCTGCGCTAGCTCCAGTGTTTCCCATGATTCCAAGAATGGTTCCTGCTTCTACCTTCTGGCCAGTAGTGACCTTTAGGCTACCTTCAACCATGTGACCATAGCGTGCTACATACCACTTACCATTAACTTTGCTTCTTAGGTCTACGTAGTAACCTACGCCACCAAGCGAGCCATCAGCGTTTTTTAGCTTTGAGGTTCCAGCGTAAACAACTGTTCCATCATGCCAAGCTTCGCAATAAATCTTTGCTGCAGGTCCCCAGATATCATCGCCATTATGATGCTTTTTGATTTTCTCTATGGGATGCACGCGCCATCCATATGGACTTGTTATCTTCCAAGCTTTTCCTTGTTTCCCATCAATCGGGAATTGTGCTTTTGCCATTTGTATCTTCCTTACTAGTGGTTTGGCCTTTACTTAACTATATTAACTTAAAGCTAGGATTTTGACTTGGCCTCTCTGCGCTGACGAAGTAGCTCAAAGTCTTTTACTTTGGTTTCTCCCATGTAGTCCCACGCGTACCCGTCTGCAATTAGTGCTGTATTAACGGACTCGTGTGAACCATCTAGGAAAATCCAACCAAGAATTCGGCCATACTTCTCAGTGGAATCTGGCTTTTCAGTACGAATAACTATTTCCTTGGAAGACTTTAGTAATTCCCCTAAGTGCTTCTTAACTTCCAGTCCAAGAGCCTTTTCAGCCTTGTCTGTAGTGCGAGACTCTGGAGTATCAATACCAGCAAGACGAACTCGCTGAGTGTAGGAAATGTTAAAGCCTAAGTCAATGTCAACATCAATAGTGTCTCCATCAACTACTTTTAGGACTTGCTTAACTCTGTACTCGTACATGTTTACTCTTCTTCTTTTTCGTAACGCATAGGGAAAGTAACTATCCAAACAAGTAGTGTGAGAATAATTAGCATTCCTGTTAGGTCACGTGCAGAACCCTCTAGTACTAGCCATGCGATAGCCATTCCTAGTAGAGTCCATGCTTGGTCGATTAAATCCTTAGCTAGTGCGATTAGGAAGTGAATCATTTATTTGCTCCTTCTGAATTTGATACGTGGTTTTTTGATTGTTGTTTTTGTTTTTGTTTTTGCTTTTGCTTTTGTCTTTACTTGTTTGCGAGTCTTTGGCTTAGATTTGGATTCGTTGCCTACTGGAGCTCCTCCGCCTCCTGAGCCACCTGTTGGTGCTGAGCCTCCTACTGGAGCTGAACCAGCTGCCATTGTGGCAACGGTTGCAACTTGTCCAACAATGACGGCTGCTACTACAACTTCTTCTGAGGTCTCACGTACTTGTGGGCTCATGTCAGAACCTGCGTTACCTAAGGCGTTTACCAAATCAATGGCTCCTACCAAAGCGTCACCTAGAAGTGGGATAGCTGCTAGCTCTTCATCTAGTACGATGTCGTCCTGCTGGGACGCTAGATAAAGGGCATCTAGAGCTTGCTCATACTCTGGTGAGCCCTGCTCGGCTGTCTCAAAGGTTTCTAGAGCTGCTTCAACAAGAGCTTCAGCTTGCGCTGGAGTAAGGTCTGTTGCTATAATTTCATCTAGATTAAGTTCCATTAGAACTTCAGGAGTTATCTCTTCTGGAAGTTCTACTGTTTCTTCTGGATTAGGAGTAGGTTCTGGTAATGGTTCTTCAGTTGGCTCAGTTGGTGGGGTTGTTGGTTCTTCTGGCGTTGGTTCCACTTCTGGCTCTGGTGTCGGCTGTGGCTCTGGCTCCTGTGTTGGTTCAGGTGTTGGTGGTTCTGTTGGTGTCGGTGTTGGGGGCACTGTTGGTTCGGGAGTTGGAGTCGGAGTAGGCTCTGGGTTTGGAGTAGGTAGTGGTGGCTCTGGTGTCGGCTCAGGTGTAGGTTCTGGAGTCGGCTCAGGTGTTGGGGTTGGTTCTGGGTTTGGTTCTACTGGAATGTCTTCATAAGTAAGAAGAAGAATTAGCACCTTAGGTGTGCCACCTGCTGGGTCACCCTGAAAAGTTGTATTTGATACTTCTACTGTTGCTGAAGTCTGTCCAGCTAGTAAGCCAAACAAAATAGAAGATACGTCTTCTCCACGAGTTCCATCGTTAGGGTCTCCATAGTATCCAGTAGCGCTCGCAATTCTCTGACCTTCAGGGGCAACTATCTCAACAAATGAGCCTTCATTTGTTACTGTTGCGCCATCTGGAATAGTTGGTGGAGTGGGGGTAGGAGTCGGTTCTGGGGTAGGTTCTGGTGTGGGCTCTGGCTCAGGTGTGGGTTCAGGAGTAGGCTCTGGCTCTGGTGTGGGGGTAGGCTCTGGCGTAGGCTCAGGGGTTGGCTCAGGTTCAAAGGGGTTCTCTGGCTGTGGCTCTGGAGTGATTACTGGTACTTCTTCTGTCTCATCAATTCCGTAAGTCTCGAAATCAACAATGCTTCCGTCATTTAGACGTACTCCAGTTCTAGGGTTATTGTCTGGATACTCTGGGCCACTTAGGGTGTAAGCCATAGCAACTGTGCCATCTGAAAGGATGGCTGCAGTAATAACAATGCGTGTTGGCTCTGTTGCGTTTTGTAGCCAAATAGGTCTGGCAGAAATGTCTACTTGAAATCCACCATCTGACGAACGAATAATAAGGTGCTCGTCACTTCTCCACTGTGGATAGACAACCCAGTCGAAGGAGTAAAGGGAAATGGATGGAGTAGATGGGTAAGTCCAGTAAGTTCCGTCTGGGGCACCAAAAGTAATTACTGAGTTAGTAGTAGCGTAAACGCTGTTGTAAGTTACTCCATCAAAAGTTACATCAACGGATAGAGGAATCTGATAAGAGATATCATCTCCACCACAGGTATTAATTTCTACAACTACTGGTTCAGTTGAGGCGTTTTGCTGGGCAGCAGCTACTGCAGCTTCCTGTCCGGGGTAGACACAGGAGTTAGCGCGAGCTAAGTCTGCTCCTAGTATTGAGGGGGCAAATGCGAGCAGGGATGCTAGAAGTATCTTGTTTAGTTTGAGCTTGCTTTTAAACATTCTTTGTTGTTGCTGACTTTCTCTTAGTTGTTGTTTTCTTAAGTGGTTTGGTGGAGTTGCCTTCAGCATCGACACCCTTAAGGGTCATGGCTGGGGCGAAGGCTGCGTTTATCTCTGCCCTAGTGAGCCTGCCGTCTTCTAGGAAGGCAACGGCTAAACGCTCTACTACCTTGGCTACAGCTAGGATTCCTCCCATAGCCATAGCTAGCCATAGCTCTACGCCCATAACTGCACCAGCTCCAATGACGCCTAGGGCTGACGCTACGAAGGTTGCTATAATACGGAGAAATACGTTAAATGCTGTTGACATTACTTAATCCTTTGTGTTTGCTTTTTTCTGTGATTGTGTGTAGAATCTGAGTATGAATGGAATCGGAGGTGAGAAATGGTAATTTCTTTTGTGTTGGATTGGGGTAGCTTCTTTGTAGGAGCTTTGGCCCTATTTCTACTGGAGTTCCTAGTACTAGTGTTGGTGGCTGTAGGTCAGGCTCTAAAGCAGGGCAAGGCAAAGAAAGCTGCATCTGGGCTACTAGGTGACTTGGGCGAACCGCTGAAAAAGCGTCGCTAGACAGCTTTAATAGACCCCTTAGTTTTTGATTATCTTCAAAAGCTGGGGGGTCTTTTATTATTGAATTGTGGCGATTCTCTCCCGCATCGCCCCTATACTTGGGGCGTAGCATTTGGGGCTTAGCTTTCTGTGGTTGGTCCTGTTAAGTTATCACTCCAGATAGAAGAGCGGACATCCTCCATGAGTTCAAAGGCTGTAGTAGCCAAGTCCTCGGTTGCGAGAAGAAGGTCTGCTTTATCTTCTGGAAAGATTGGTTCTAGTAAATTTGTGTGAGCTTCGGCGATTACGTGGGTTGCTAACTTAATCTTTCTAAGATTAGCTTGGATGTTTTCTTGGTAATCGTTTTGGTTCATGTGTCTATTTTAGGGTAAAACTTTTTATTTGATTGTTATACATTAACGGTTTTGGAAACTAAGAATCGTACATTAAATTGGACGTCATTAAAAACCTAATGAACCTAAAAACCTAATGGACTGAAGGTTGGCGTCGTTTTAATTAATGATTAAAATAGCTAGTACTATCACTGAAAAAGTTAGAGAAAATTTGTTTTTCTTGATAGTACTAGGGGAGAGGGTACTATCATTGAGAACGCTTTTTACTTGTGATTTTATTGATAGTATTTGGCTAAAATTGTATAGTAAAACAAACCTAATAAACCTAATAACCTAATAGACTGAGAATTTGGTAGAAAGTATATATATACACATATGCGTAGTAAAAACTCAGTTCATTGAGTTATTAGGTTAATTGAGTTGACTTAGGTTTATTTTTGTGATAATCTTTAAAAAATTGATGTTTAGATGGAGGTTGGAAAATGTCGTCTGTGTACGAATTTTTGGACATAACTGAGGACGAAGCTACTGAAGCTTTGGAGCGAGTTGACAAGTATGGAACTAGAGATGGTCGCATTTGTATCTGTGGTCATTCACTAAAGTTTCATAGCTTTTTGGAAAGTAGGGGCGTTCACGTTTGTAATGCCTTGAAGCAAGCTTGCCCTTGTAAGAATCCGAGGGTGGTAGTTGAGAGTAGCAACACTAGGGTCTTTATGAGAAAGACTCATGGTGGAGGTGGGCTACATGCTCTGACTCAAGGAATTGTAAAAGCTACTCAAGCTGGAGCAACGGTTGAGTGGGTAGTGGACCAACGGTGCGATAGATGTGAAACTGAGGGTCCTATTGCTCCAGTTCCTGTAACTGCCGAAGGTAGGATTCAGAATGATGCAACTGGGTATGACGCCCTATTGTGTAGAAGCTGTAGAGAGCAGGCCTAAGTGGAAGAAGACTTTGTAAGAAACCAAATAGACAACTCTTTTGATGAAGTTGACCTAGTATCCCTAAAGACTAGCTTTGGGGAGATTAATGTCGTGTCTTTGAGTGAATTGCCACTTGCTGCAATGATTGATTTTGCTAAGACCCCTATGGACCAAAAGACAGAGAAAATCCTAAAGCTTCTAAAGACTTGCTTGGTTGACCCTGTAGATTGGGACAAGATTGAGAACGAGATGACAACTCGTGAGGCTATGTCTTTGATTCCCCAGTGGATGGCAAAAAGCTCTGAGGATGTAGATGAGCTCAGCTTTGAGTCAGGTAATAACAGAAATAAGCTAGATGACGATGAAGATGAGGATTACTTTGACTAAGCCTCACTATGACGTCTTGATTGCTACACCCGGAGATAGCCTTGAGCCAGCCTATGTTGAAAGCTTGGTCCAAACTACAGAGTGGCTCAACTCAAAAGGCTTAACCTACAAATGGCTCAATAAAAGCTCTTCCTTTGTTCCATCGGCTAGAGAGCTAACGGCTACCAATACTTACGTCCATGACTATGACACTAAGGAGATTGGCTCTGGCGAATTTACCTATGGCGTTATCTTTTGGATTGATAGTGATGTCTCTTGGGACGTCGAAGACTTCGTACGAATCTACGAAAGTGATAAGGAAGTAATCTCAGGACTTTACCAGACTCATCCAAATGGGACTGTTGCCTTAGCTTTGGAAGATGCAGAAGGTCTACCAAGAAAAGTCTTGGGAGTCGAGTTCCTACTCCATGATGAACCCCAAGAAGTTTGGGCAGTAGGTTTTGGATTCGTGGCTATGAAGTCTGGAGTCTTTGAGTCTATGGAAAGACCTTGGTTCTTGATTGAAAGAATAAAGTGGCCCAGCGTTGGATTTGAAACTAACATAGGCGAGGACTATTCTTGGTGTATAAGAGCTAAGAAGGCTGGATACAAAATTTGGGTAGACCCGACTGTAAAAGTTTGGCACCACAAAGATACGATTTACGAGGTTAGGTAAGGAGGGAAGATGAGAAAACTAATAGATTACTTTTGGGCGTTTGTTCGAAAAGGAGAACTTAAGCCTTACGAGCATGGACCAGCAACTAAGTTTGTTGCTCCAAAGCGAGATGAGAATGGCAGGTTCATAGAAGAAGCGCACCCAATTAATTTGATTGCGAAGGATGGTTGTTGCGACAACTGCACTTGCAAAGATAGCTAAAGATGGATTATACAATAAAACAAATCGACAGCAAGTCTGCTACCAAGATGGTTGTCGAGAATCACTACCTACATCGACGGGCGTCGACTATGTTCGCCTATGGTCTTTTCGATGATGAGGAAATGATTGGTTGTGTAATTTATGGAAAGCCAGCCTCCAATGCTTTATGTGTTGGAGTCTGTGGGCCAGAAGAATCCTCTAAGGTTTTGGAGCTGACTCGTCTTTGGATTAAAGATGGGACACCCAAAAACACAGAGTCATTCTTGATTGGCCGAAGCCTGAAGTTGTTACCTAAGGATAAAGACATCATCGTGAGCTATGCCGAAATTGGGGCAGGGCACATTGGGGTTGTCTACCAAGCGACCAATTGGATTTATACAGGGATGTCAGACAGACACGTGGAATGGAGATTAGATGGAAAATCAGCAAGTCACTCACGACACTTATTCGATGAGCATGGAGGAGTTAATGGAGCAAAGGCGTATTTTGGGGAGCGACTCGAACGCCACGAGAGGCCCCGCAAGCACAGATACATTTACTTCAATACCAACAACAAATGGCGCCGCCGTGACCTCAACACCAAGCTTAGATATAAACCACAGCCATACCCCAAGCGGGAGGTGTTGGAAGTAGTTGATTGAAAAAGGCACTATCAAAGAAGTGGCCCACGCCATTGGGATGTCCCCTCACACCCTGTATTCGTGGCGACGGATTAAGTTTTTAGAGATGACAGAAGACGGCCAAGTTGAGGTTGCCCATGCTCTCAAAGTTAAAGCTTTTATGAAGAAGTGGAAGCGAAGCAACAACCAAAAGGGGAAGATGCCAGCCTTGTTTAGGGGCGGAATTAATACCTATTCAGAATCAGTTTTAAGAAAGATTAAGCAAGACCTAAAACCCTTATAAATACTGGGCTCTTTTTCCGTTTCTAAATGGCCAAAGTGTCCCTGTCTCTCTCCACGCGCCATTTTTTCTCCGGCATACTGTTAACGTAACCTTCCATAACTTAAGGAGTTAACAATGTTACTTACCAAAGAATTCTGGATTGGCGCTATCGAGCGTGCAATTAAGACTTTCGCTCAGACCCTACTTGCGTTGGTAGGAACGGATGCAGTTGGCGTACTTAACGTCGACATTGCACAGTCCGTCCTTGCCTCACTAGCCGCAGCAGGTATCTCAGTCCTTACGTCAATCTCGACGCCTAAGACTGTCACTGTCTCAACCGAGAAGTAAGAGCGACCTAGACAGCGAAGTGGCGTCGGCGTCAGGGAGAGTCAGGACGTTTTGTACCACACCCACACTTCGCGTAAACGAGACGGGTCGGCTGGTCTCTCCCCGATGTCGGCCCGTCTCCCTAACTTTATAACTACTATAGAAAGACAAAATAGATGTCAGACAGTCTAGACCTTTCCTCCGCTTTCGGAGCTAAGGATGTTGACCCTGAGATTCAAGTTGACACCCCTACCAACCTACGTCCAGACCTAAGCGTTTACGGTATCGAAGAAACCGATAAAGGTATTTGCGTCGACACCTTTGAAAACCGTTCCGCCCTTCGGCGAGCGCGACTGAATTGGATTCCTGTTTACGCAGTTAACGGCGTCCCAACTGGACTCATCCAAGCCCTCTCCCAAGAGATGCAGAGTAAACAACGTCTGCTCTCTCTAGAAGAGAAAGCCCCCATTCTTGCGGACGCCCGTAATAAGAACTCAGATTACTTAACGGGCTTCGATTTACTAGCCGAAGCAGAAGCGGACAACATTGTTCCTCCGTGGGTATTGGGCTCGACTAAGGTTTGGGCTAAGGAACAGAACGAGGGCCTAAAGCTGGGACGTAAGGCCTCCCCCCTCCCTCACAGATGTAAAGCCATCAAGGATGACGGCATCCGATGTCAGCTCTGGACTGGAGGACGTCCACAAGATGACGGCTTGTGTAGGGTCCATTTAGGTTCTTTACGTAATAAGACAACGGATAGCGTTGAACGGGCACGGGATAGATTGACACAAGCCACACCTGCAGCAGTTGACATACTGGAGCAGTTGATGGATTCAGCTGAGAGCGAACCTGTAAAGCTCAAAGCAGCTACCGAGATACTTGACCGTGCTGGAGTTAGAGCAGGGTTTGACATTAACTCTGACGTAACGATTGACATTAGACCTGCAGCATCGGTTATTCAAGAACGTTTGCAACGGCTCGCCACTAGTGTGTTGGAATCTGCCCCCGTTGCTGAAGAGGATACTGTTGATGCAGAGGTTGTCGAAGACACACCTGAAAAGAAAGTTGACAAAGTTGAATCTGAGTGATATCATAGAAGTAGCGAAAGAGCACTCAGAGCGTCTACATTCTGACATCAAGCTGAGCTCCACGCGAATCGAGCACGTCCGTGTGACGGCCCGTGCCAACGAAGCAGTAAACTTAGTACTAGCTTTGGAAAAACTAGCGGGAGAGAATGACAACGAAGACAGAGCTCAGAAATAAGTTTCTGGCGAGCGCCGAGAATTACTTAGGTTACACCTCCCGTGCGGACGGGACTAACATCTTTGGTGAGACCGTCGGTTACAGTGGCAAAGGCCTGCCATGGGACGGTGCCTTCATCGACGTTTGCGCTCGCGAAGTCGGCCTGCCACTACCCGCGTTTGTATATACCCCGCAAGCATTAAGCAGTTACTTAAGTAACGGACGCTTCTTCCAGACTCCGAAGACGGGTGACATTGTTTTCTTTGAGACGTCTACAGTAACGGACTTCGGCCCGCCACATGTTGGAATAGTGACGGACGTCTCCTCCTACTCAACGGATGGTATTTTCTCTACTATAGAAGCGCAAGTAAGTCACGGCCTGCCAAGGGGGAGTGCATTAAATGATGGGGTGTATAAACGGGTGCGCAGTTCTCTTGACACAATAGGGTTTGCGCGTCCTAACTTTAACTTAACGGCCCGCCATGGTGAGGAGCTAAATACATCAACGGTGCCCGAAATCGTACCTGCACAAGTGAAGCCAAACATGAAGCACCCAAACGTCCAGCTTGTACAGCTTGCGCTTTCTGTAGTGACGGGTGTACGTCGACTTCCGCGAGGACACTTCGACGGTAAGACTCGTAGTGCTTATGCTAAGTTCCAACGGAGCATCGGTTATGTTCCAGCTGACGGGGTCCCTGATTTCAACAGTCTTCAGCGTTTGTCAAAAGAAACGGGAATCTTTAAAGTCAAAGTTTGACTTGCGAATGTCAGTGGGTCCTGATAAAATTATCTTGTTACTGGGTGCCTGCTCAGTGGCTTCTTTAGTTAGTTAGTTATGTTGTTCATGGGAATTTCCCCCTCAGCTATTCGTCTGGCCGAGGGGGATTTTCTTATGTTAAAGTTGCCCACGGGCCCTTCCGCCTCAACGAAAATAGACTTGACAAAAACCTGCTGAAGGTTTAAAGTGAATTAAAACGAAAGGACAATTATGCAATCAAAAGTAATCAAGAGCCTGAGAGATGGCGAGCGAATCTGTAGCGCATGTGGTAATGAAAGCTCTCCTAATGCTGGACCGTCGGATGACCTGAGGTGGTATGACGACCTAGGACCTTGGCACCCAATTTGTAAAGACGAGGTCGACGGTCTCTTTGCTCAGTTCAACGAGAACGGCACGCCACGTGAGACCGCAATTGAAATTTTTAAATCACTGGGCATCAATCTAGATGTTCTTGGAGTTAACGGCAAGCGGGTTAGCGAGCTCGCTTAAGTGAGACGGCTAGCCATTGCAGTGACTGTAGCAGTACTGACGTTGACGCTCTTCGTACCAACGGCGAGCGCTGAGCCCAAGTCCCCCTCCGTCGACCAGATAAAAGCTTATGCGAAGACGTACGTCCTAGCTAACGGCGGACATCCAGTAACGGGCAAGGGAGCGGCTCGCCAGTGGGACTGCTTTGCCAAAGTTATTCATTACGAGTCCCGCTGGAACCACAAAGCTCAGAACGGTATCTACTACGGCTTGGGACAGTTAGCGAGCTCGAAGGCCCGCCATAACGGCAAGCCATACTTGCAGGTACGCGATACGTGGAAGTACATGGTGCATCGGTACTCCGATAAAGCGTGTGGAGCTTGGGACCACATCAAGTGGATTGGTTGGTACTGAGGTCTTCCTCAAAATAACCTAACGGATGGTGCTCTATGATAAAACCATGCGCCACATTGAAATGCACGTCATATCTAACACCAGCGATGAGAGACTAGCCAACCTTGCCGGACTTGACACTTACGACGACGAGTCTTGTGCTCAATGTAGAGAACCCCTAGGGACCGCGTCTTCAGACACTTCCTTCAAAGCTTATGTAATTGTTCTTGATGACGACTCTGAGTGGGTCGTTTGCGTTAGCTGTGCTTCGCCAGTTCTAAACCCAGACTCCTAAAGGGTCAAACATTCTCCACGCTGAGCCTGCGTGAAAAAACTGGCACCCTTTCGCATTTATAACAAATTGATAACATAACCCAAAAAGGGATTACTTTTGTCAGTGGGGGGTTGTATAATAAAAGCAACAGAAAGGAAACAAAAAATGGTTGATGCTTTTGAAATTTTGGAATACACCAAAGAAGCCAAAGGAATTGCGTTCGACACTTGCCACAAGATTTACATTCTTATGGATGACGAACAAATGACCTTGATGAATTCTTGGGGTTACGACCCACTAATCAGTTCCGCCGAAATGGACCCTGAGGAAATGGCAAACAAAGTTGTCGAGTGGTATGAGGAATCTTGTGGCTTGAGATTTATCAACGCTGTCCACACAACTCCAGAAAACCCAAATGATGGATACATCCAAGTTGTTGAGCAGTTTGCTGACTACGACGATGAAAACGAGTAAGACACGATTTGACTTTTGTCAGACAATAGTGTAAACTATAATTCTATGAGGAAGGAACCCATGAAAACAATTAGCAGTAAAAGTGCGCAGTACGAAGCTCTGTTCAACGAGCTGAAGGCTGTTTCGCACAAAGCACTCGCTGAGTGCCCAGCTCCAACTCCAATCATCGTTGGTTCGCCAAGCACACCACTTGGCAATGATGTTGACCCAAACCAGAAAACTTGGTTTGTCGAAGGTGGCGTTTGTGGTTTTGCCACTGTAGTTCTTGAGAGTGGTCGCAGTGGGTTCGCCCAGTGGCTAGTGCAAGAGCGCCCAATGGGAGAAAAGCTAGGTTCGAAGTGGTGGTCGTTTGGCAGAGCTAAGGGCGTTGGCCTTTACACTTTCGAGCGATATGGTTTTGCTGACGCTGGCCAGAGCTTCGAGCGTAAGCGCTTCATCGCAAATCGAATGGCGCAACACTTGCGTTCGAAGGGTTTCGAATGTTGGGTGGACGCTCGCATAGATTAGCGAGCGCCGGGAGTGGGGGAGCAATCCCCCAACTCTCACCAAAATAGATTTGACTTTTGAAAAATAAATTGATACAATAAAAGCAACAGGAAGGAAAAACAAATATGCATGTATTGCAGTATGTAGCAGTAAAAGCTGACAACAGCGATGAAGCACTGAGGAACGTCGAAGATACTTTTCAGCGTTGGTTGGGAGACTTTGAAAGCTCAAGTGGCACTTGGTACGACTGGTTCGTAGTTGGTGGTGGAAGATTTGTTGAAGGCGACCCTTACGCAAGTTCTCCAAACCACATCGTTAGTTGGAATGATGACCCAGCTAAGTTCAACGAGCTGATTGCAAAAGCAATTTCAAATCGTGTTGATGAGTTCAATGGTTATCGCAAGAGCTTGGCAGAAAAAGGTGTTGACCTAGAAGCAAAGCTCGACAGCTATACCGGGGAAATGCAGTATGACTTTGAGCTGTATCCCTTGAAGAAGATGATTGATATGTTGCAAGGCACTTGGGACTTCAATTCCTACTTCTTCGACCTAGAACACGACAGCACTAACACAGAACACTTTCGCAAAAAGATTGCCGAAGGTGAGCTTGATTGGTTCCTAGTCCCAGTGGACTTCCACTTCTAGGAATGTCAGTGGCTGCTGGCACAATGTAAAAGTTGTGTCAGCAGGCACAACAAAAGCGATTTGACAAATGTCAGTAGCTTATGTTATAGTATTACAACGACGAAAGGAAAACGTGAAAACAACTACAAAGACCAAAGCAGTAGCAAGCATCGAGCTTGATGGTTTCAGATTAGAAGTGTCTGGTTTTTATGACGAGACTAATTGGGAGACCACCATAAGTTATGAACCAGTAGGAAATGTCCAACTCTCAGACAAGACTTGGATAGATGATGATGTCTACATTTATGACGAAGACGAGCTAAACAAATATGCTTGGGAAGAACTTTTCCGAATTATCGAAAAATACAATGGCTTTTCGATTGAGGAACAAAAAGTCGAAGTTGAAGTCGAAGACGACGACGAGTAAAAAGTCTAGTCGAAAGACTTGACAAAGCAGAAAAAGTCTGCAATAATCTAAATCTACAGAAAGAAGGAAAACAACTATGAGTGAAAAAAGTCCAAAGGACTCTGCTGGTAAAGCTCTGTATCTAGAGTTCCGCAAGGGTTCTTATACTTCGCAAGTTATCTTTACCCCAGCAGTAATTGGGATAGATAACAAGCTGGTCGCTTCTCGTGTAATGCGAAGAGTGATTTCTACTTCTCACCCTAGAAAGACTTGGAGTATCTTCAAGGCTTTGGGAGAGCATGTAGCAAATCCAGAATCAACTATTGAAAGAGATTCTGATGGAGTGCTTATTCAGAAGTCAGAGACTTCTGTAAAAGAGTTCTTCGTTGCGAACTTGTCCTACAACTCCATCCACACAATACGAGATTTCACAAGATTGGGTTGGACTTTGTTCAAGAAGCCAATAGTGGTAGAAGTTTCTCACCTAGAGATATCAGAGCTGTCAAGTGGCAAGACTCCAAACTCTCTAGTTCGACGAGTTCTTAGAGCAAGAACTGGTCTTGGATGGGGAGAGTCCCTATTCGAAACTGAAAGCGCTTAGTCAAGGAAGGAAAGATAAAATGACTGAAATTGCGATTGTAAATAGAAACACAGAAGTTCTTGATGGACTTGACGCTGCTAATCCAGGTTTGGACTTGGCGAAGCTAATTAGAGATACTGTTACTCAAAACTACTCTCTAGTTGGTGATGCTAAGCTAGTGTCTTACTACGACGAAAAGTTTGGCAAAGCTGTTCTTAGAAACAGGGATGCTAACTCCACTCCAAAGAAGGCAAAGATTGTGGAAGCAGAAACTCTAGAAGGCGAATCTTCTTATGAGCGACCTAATGGCGAGAAGTATTTTGCTCGCAGTTGGGGAGAGCATAGTGATGTTGAAGTCCTAAAGAAAGCTCGTGTAGCTAACCAGTATGTTCTACTGTATGGCGCACCGGGAACTGGTAAGACTGCTATGGTCGAAGCTGCATTTGGTTCAGACTTGTTTACTGTCCTTGGAACTGGCGATACAGAAGTTGCCGACTTTGTTGGTGGCTATGTTCAGACTCCAAGTGGTGGATTCGAGTGGATTGATGGGCCGCTGGTCAAAGCTGCAGAGCAGGGTAAGGCTTTACTGATTGACGAGATTGGTCTTATTGACCCTAAGGTCTTGTCAGTTGTGTATGGTCTGATGGATGGTCGTCGAGAGATTGCCGTTACTGCCAATCCAGAGCGTGGAACTGTAAAAGCTAAAGAAGGCTTTTATGTAGTTGCTGCAACTAACCCTAACGCTCCGGGTGTTCGCTTGTCAGAAGCTTTGCTTTCTCGATTTGGTATCCAAGCAGAAATGACTACTGATTGGGTTCTTGCTCGTAAGCTTGGCGTTCCGACTCCAGCAGTTACTGTTGCCCAGAATCTCGCTAAGAAGCAAGCTTCTAACGAAATCTCTTGGGCGCCGCAGATGCGAGAGCTACTAACTTTCAAAACTCTTTCCGAGTCTTTTGGAACGAAGTGGGCGATTGAGAATCTAATTGCTTCTGCGCCAGAGATGGACAGAACTGTTGTGTCAGATGTCTTTACCAGAGTTTATGGTGAAGAAGCTAGACCTGCCAAAATCTAAATCCTTCCAGATTAGGCAGAAGTGGGGTGGGTGTCTTTTTCATAGTTGTTTAGGCACTCACCACACACCCCCTAGAACTTGACAAATGAAGCTAAAAGCTTTACAATTTACTTAGTGAATCAGAGACAGGAGAAAAAAATGAATCACTTTAGTTTGGACTTGGAGACTCGTAAAGAGAACGACCCTAGTTGGTTGCGCATTGGTGCAGTCGTTGGTCGTCTTGTAAACGATTGGTCTTTTCGTAGCGACCTAGTTGTAACTATGGGCGACAGCATTTCGCACGACCACCCGGCTTTGTTCAACCCTGCGAGCGCCGAAATCGAAATCAACACAGCCAAAGCTTTTCCTAACATTGGCCCGGAATTAGTTTCTAACTTGAATACTAGATTGGGACAGCTAGAGCATCCAGTTGCTTGTGGTGCAATTTACCACGAAGCTTTGCACGCTCGCTATTCTCGTTTCTCTTTGGAGAAAGCTTTTGACGAACTTAGTGGCGTTGAGTATAAAGCTTTGCAGACTTTGGAAGAAGGAAGAATTGAATCCTTTGGAATAAAGTCTATGCCAGAGAATAAACTTTTTCTTCGCTCTTCTGCTATGGAACTTGCGATTGGTGATATGGATTCAGTTGCAGAAAACTTGTCGTCTGTTCGTGGCGCTGCGTTTACTGCTGGTCTAACTCTCGCTCGTGTTGATGCTGGAGTTCTAGACGAGAGTGAAGTTGAGCCTATTCGTGAGTTGATTGTTTCCGTAATGGGAGAGGACACTCTTAGCCAGTTGCGTGAAGTGTGGCTTGAGTTCCAAGCTCACGATAGCCACGCTGATGCCACACAACTTTATCCACTAGCGAAACGCTGGGTTGAGATTGTGGACAAGGCTAGTAAGGATGCTGGAGAGAAACAGCAGGGCGAAGAAGGTTCAGAGCAAGAGGATGGCGAAGGTTCTGAATCAAGTTCTTCTTCTAATGGTTCTGGTAATGGAACTGGTAGCTCTGCTGCAAAGCAGTTTGCCGAAGCTTTGAAAGAAGCAGTTGAAGAAGCTAGAGAGATTGTAAAAATCTCTAACCTGTCAGAAGCTTTTGATGCTATGGATGTTGAAGAAGCTATTGAAGAAGCTAAGGCTCGTGCCGAAGTTTCTAAGCAACAGAAAAAGCATAAGGATGTTGCGTCAGAAGTTTTCTCTAACAGCTCTGGTCCCGGAGAAAACAATGGGACTAACTCGACTCTAAGGGAGACTAGAACTCCAACTGGAGAAGAGAGAGCTGCAGCTGTCAAGGTTGCGAAGCTACTTGAGAAAGCTAAGTATCGTGAGCGCTCGCAGACAGAGATTAGAAGCTTTGTTCCGCAGGGCAGGTTGCGCTCTCGTGCTATGGTTCAGAACGCTGCATACAAGTCAATGGGCTTGAACCACAGAGTCGAAGCTTGGGAAAGAACTGTTAGAAAGCATACTGACGACCCTGAACTAAAGGTTGGCGTGATGGTTGATATCTCTGGTTCTATGGGTGCTGCTATGAATCCCTTAGCTACCACAGCTTGGGTTTTGTCAGAAGCAGGTCGCAGGGTTCAAGCAACGACAGCTATGGTCTACTTTGGTCAAGATGTCTTTGCGACTCTAAAGCCGGGGCAACACCTAAATGCCGTCAATGTTTACACAGCGCCAGACTCGACAGAAGAGTTTGACAAAGGCTTTCAAGCTTTGGATGGCTCGCTGAACTTGTTGCACTCTGACGGCGCTCGCTTGTTGGTTGTTGTGTCTGATGCACACTACCGCTACGAGCAAGCCAAGAAGGCTACGGAGTGGCTAAAGGCTTGTAAGGATAGTGGCGTTGGAGTGTTGTGGATTACCTTCTCCCCTGACGACTACACGGTAAAGGGGCTAGCGCAACACGGTGCAGAAGTTGTTTCTGCCACAACTGACGACGGCTTGGGCAAGGTAGCTGAACTGATTGGTCAGAAAGCTGCGGATGCCCTGTCAAAGCAGAACCGCTAAAGGCTTGGCGGGGGGAGAACCTGTCTCTCTCCCCCCTGCCAATAAACTTGACAAAGAGACGGATAAGGTATACAATAAAACAACGACGAAAGGAAACAGATGGGACAGTATCACAAATTAGTAAATCTTGATAAGCAAGAGCAGGTTAGTTCTTATCCGCTCGGCTTGGGTGCTAAGCAATACGAGCAAACGGGTTGCGAGGGTTCAATGTCTGACGCGTTATATCTTTTACTTATGACCTCACCGGCAAGGGGTGGTGGAGACTGGAACAAGTTTGACGGCTTGTCTGGTCGCTGGACAGGCGATAGAGTCTTGGTGCTTGGGGACTACTCAACGGATGAGGACTTACCAACTTACCCTGACCTTAGCAACTTATGGCGTGAGAGCGAGAGCTGGACTGACATCTCAACGGATGTCGCTGTTGCTCTTGGTAAGGTCTGGGACTACGAGATGGAGTTCGCTGGAGACGGATGGGCTAGTAGAAAGCGTAAGGAAGAGGTGAAGATTTGATAAAAGAACTTTCACCTAACACGCTTTGGATAGCTGACGACGAAAGCTATGGACACGGGAAGATTCTTCTGATTGACACGAAAGATTGGTCAAGCGAAGATTACAAAAGGTTTGACGAAGCTTACGATAGCAAAAAGTGGGAAACTGCTTTAGCTATTGAAGCTGAAAAGTAATAAAGCTTTGTTCGCCCAAATACTGCGTCGCAAGACTCTAAAGCTGAAGCGAACAAAACAACCTGAGCAAGTTGTAAAAAGGCTTACCTAAGTTTCCTAAACACCTCTATTGGTGAGGTATACAGGAATAACAACCTGAGCAAGTTGTAAAACTGCTCAACTTTTTCTTCGGGGGGTCTGCGTGAAAAAAGAGCTACCCTTTGACAATTCCAAAAATGTCGGTGGGTGGGTGTAGTTTCTAAACACGAAGAAAAGAATTACCTAACAACTTGACAAATGTCAGTAGGTAGCTTTATACTGAATACTAACGAAAGGAAACAAATGAGTAGATTAGCAAAAGAGAATCCTGAACTAAGCGAGCAGGAACTAAACGACTTGGCTTTGCGTGGTAATCGCAGAGTAGCCCCAAAGGGTGAAGTTAGATATGACTTTACTTGCTACAAGTGTGGTGGCGAATACACAGTAAACCAAGAAACTCACGAGTGGATTCAGAGCTTAGAGCGAAGCCCTAAGTGTAGCGATTGCTACTTGTAGACCAAGAAATAAGAAAGGAAAAAATGTCAAGCAATTATCCAGCAGGTTCAATGATGGGGTCTGGTATTTATTCAGTAGAAGTTCCGTATGACGAGTTTGTTTGCGGAAACGAAGAGTGCGGAAAAACTAATGAAGCAAATCTTTCCGCAACTGACGACTGGGGCAACTACGAAGTGGAGTGCGAGTTTTGTGGCGTGGTTCATTTCCGTAGCTCGACTGCCGAAGACAAAAGAGATTACGAAGAAGCGAATTACGAAGATTATGATTATGAACTTGACTAATTTGAAAAAAGCTCTATAATAGAAATACGAGGAAGGAAAAAATGATTACTTTGACATTTGAAACTTGGGAAGAGTTTGACCAAGCGATAGCAAACATAACCAAACTCGAAATAGCAATTACAGAGAAAGAAGGAAACTAATATGCCAAACTGGTGTGATTTAGATGTTGATATTATTGGGGACAAAGAAACCCTAGAAACAATATTGGCAAAGGGTGCTGAAGGAACTTTCAAAATTGGAAGCGACTGGAACAAAGAAATTATGAACTACGAAAAGTTTGAAGAGAAGCCGAACATCTTTTCTTTTGATAACTTTTTCCCAACACCAAACTTTATTGGTGTAGAAGAAGATAAAACTAAGTCTATCGAGCAAAAGACTTTGGAGTGGGCTAAAGGCTCTTCTGGAACTTTTGACAACTGGTATGACTGGAATATCGGAAACTGGGGAACTAAGTGGGACTTAGACCAACTTGGTGGAGTTTCAATTACCGAGATTACAGATTTGGGTAATGGAAAGTTCAGTCTTGGGATTGGTTCTTCTACTGCGTGGAGTCCAGCTTTAGAGTTCTTTAGACGACTTTCTGAAGTCTATGATGTAAGAATAATTTATCAGTATGCCGAAGAAGGTATGGCTTTCTTTGGTAGGGCTGAGATTGAAGGTGGGGAAATACTTTCCGACACTTACAGAGAGATTACTTCCGAAGATTACAAGAACGCTGGTGCTGTCCTAGACGAAGAAGGAAATGTAGACTGGGATAAAACTGACGAGTATAACCTTTACAAAGTTCTCTAAGAAATAGAAAAGAGTGCCAGCCCGAAAGGGTTGGCATTTTTTTTTGGAAACCTCCTGCGTGGAAAAACTTAGACCCTTTGGCTTATGTAAAAGTTTCAGAAATGTCAGTGGGTCGTGCTAAAATCACAAACTTTTCCGTTATCAAACTGTTATAAATATTTTTTTGTTTTATAGTAAAAATGTCGTAGGCTGCTGGTAAAATATAGGAGTAGCAAAGTTGGGAACGAGTTTCACAAGAAGCTCTCCAGCTCTAAGACCCTAGTGGTCGAAAGGTGGTCGAGTATATGGTCAATTCATATGCGAGCAAGCGAGTTTCAGTTTTCGAGGAAGCTGGTGTGTGGACAGTTTTGGTTCACGACTTTCCAAGCGAGAACAAAACTTTTCAGGGTGAGGATGCTCAGTCCTTGGCAGTTCGACACGCTGGTATCTACGAGCTAGGCGTTTATGCCAGCTCTGTTGTGCCTACTGTGGACTACCAAGTAGTGTCCTAGCTTGATTTGGAAGCCCCGCTTTCGGGCGGGGTTTCCGTTATCAAACTGTTATAAAAAAAGTTCAAATGAACTTGACAAATGTCGTAGGTATGCTTTATAGTTGTATTAGTTGGGAAAGAAGTCAAAAGGACTTCTCCAGCGACCCAGACTGAAAAGTCTGAAACTTTCGAAAGTGGTGTTTCATATGAGTTCATTAGAACTTGGTTTCAACTCAGAGGCTCGCAAGGCTCTAGCAGACTTCGTGGAGGCTAAGGCTTTGGCAGACAAGGCAGAGGCTCTCAAGAAGGACTCAGAGGCTAAGTTGCGTCAGCTTCTAGGTCAGTCCACAGAGGCTACCTTTGGTGGCGTAGTGGCTTTCAAGTTGGTATCACGAACCAACACCTATGTAGACTCAAAGAAGTTGGCTACCGACTTCCCAGAGGTCTACGAAGCAACTCGCTACACAACTGATTACGACTTTGTAAAAGTCGCAAGATAGTTCTAGCGAAAGCCCCCAGCGAAAGCTGGGGGTTTTTCTTTTCCCGAAAATGCGAAGGTCGCTCGTGTCGAAGGGTAGGGTTTTTTCCACGCAACTGCGACCTTGACGCATCTCGTTTTTGCGTGTAAACTAATTGTTAGATAAGTTCGATAAAAAGGAGTTGATACTTATGGCTAAAAAAGAAGATTTCGAAGGTGGCTTCGAGAAGAAGGTTCGCAAGGTTCAGATTGTAGTTGAGCTGGAAGTAGAGTCTGAAACTGATGGCGAAGCTCGTCAGATTGCCTCTAGTGCCTTTGCTGGACTGTTTGCTAAGTCAGACAGCAGAGAGAACTTTGCCGAAGGACACGACAACATTATTGGTGAGCTAAAGGCGAAGCCAGACTTTTCAACAATGAAAGTTGTCAAGTAATAGATTTGACTTTTACCAAATAGTTTGTTATCCTTATGGAGTCTAAAGAAAGGACTCCAATGGGATTCAGAACAGCAGTTGATATCGCCTCAAGCGAGTTGGCACTAAGCCAACAAATAGAGTGGCACTTACAGGGTAATCACTATCCTCCAGTTCCGAAGTTTATGGTCAAGCCTTGTATCGAGGCTATTGAGCTAGCTAATGCTGGCGACTGGGATTCCGAAGTAGAACTGCCAGAAGGCACTTCCTACAAAGGAAGCAACACAGCTCCAGTAAGAGCTTTGGTTGAGAATCACCATCTAGACGCTTGGATTGAGAGCGACTCAGAATACTAAAAAATGCGGGCTAGCTTACTTGACAAAAGGTAAGCTAGCCTGTATTATTATACAAGCAACAAAAATGACAGAAAGAAGGAAAGTGGTTATGGAAAAAATTTCATTAGATTTATTTGGCGAGTGTGGCGTAGAGATTTCAGAGTTCTTACCCAAAGGTGGAGAGAAGTCTTACAAGCTTACTTGGACTGACTATGTTGTGAACGAGTGGGTCGAATACTACCCTAGCGTTTCACTTGCGCTCGCAAGAGTTTCAGTTTTGTCTGAGTGCCTAGAGGACGACAGAGTATTTGAGAAGAGTCATCTTGCTTTTACTTTTGACGCTTCGAGATTCTTATCACAGCAGGCAGGTAAGTAAATGTTCGAGTGCGATATGTCAGGTTGCTTCGACTCAGCAACTCACCACATAAAGTTTCTCGATGAAGAAAAAGAATATCAGATTTGCGATAGTTGCGAAGACTATTGGAAACACGATGACGACAAACAAGTAGAGTCAATAAAAAAGTTTGCTAACAACTAGGAAGGAAAAAGCAGATGAAAGATTTTAGCGGAAGAATTACCTTCGACTATTACGCAACAAATGTCGAAGACCTGAAGGCGTTAGATACAAAACTTGACACGCTGATTGACTTACTGTCAAGAAGAAGTAATGACCTTGATGGCGTGAGCTGGGACAATGTTGAGTGGACTGTCGAGGAGGAGAACTAATGACTGAAAGAAAAGTAATTCTAAATGTTCAGTTCGAGTTCTATCCAGAGGAGAACGAACACGCAAGCAAGCTAACTGACGAACAAGTGTCAGACTACCTAAAGAAAATGTTGGACTCAGAGTTTTCTGGGCTAACTGGTAATGATGGACTTTGGTGGCACTTTGAGGAAGCAGAGTTTGATGGCGATGACTTGGAAGTTATCACAGGGCACTTTGGCGAAATGCTGGACGACCTAAAACTTGCCGACTCAGTCAGAACAAGACTAGAAAAAGTCTACGAAGTCGCAACCAAAAAGCTAGGGGTTTCCTAGCAAATGGATTTGACTTTTTAGTCAAACACCTTTATAATAAAACAACTACGAAAGGAAAAGCAAATGGCAACAGTAAAAGATTTGATTTCTCAGTTGGAACAGATTGAGGACAAAGACCAGTCAATTATTTTTCAGTATTTTCTGGCAGAGCATTTTGAATTTGCTGATGGCACACCTAGCCCAACAGCAGAGCAGTTCGACCAAACAGCAGATGACCTTGACCACGAAAGTCTATGGGACGATGCTCGTGAAACTGTAAACGATTATGTTTATGGACTTGTGTCTTCAGATGAAGAAGAAGAGGACGAGGACTAATGGCTGAGTGGGAAGTGAGAATTTATGAAACAGTATTTCACACCACAACTGTTGAGGCAAAGGACAGAGATGAAGCTTATAACAAAGCTTACGAAGTAATTACTAATGGGCAACAGGACGAATACGAAACTGAAGCCGAAGGTTTTACTGGCGACTGGGAAGCACACGAACTTTAGAAAGGAGTTCAAATGTCAGACAAGATTGTAAATGAATTTGTAAAAAAGGTTGGGCAGACAATAAATGCCCAACTAACTTTGACTTGGGACACCAAGCAAACTCTAGAGCAGTATTTAGAAATACTTGCCGACAATGGAACAGACCTGTTCGATGAGGAATTGTTTCTAGAGTATGTGCGTAGTAATGCCATCGACTATGTCGAGGACACAACTAGCCACGATGGATACATAGCTTTAGAGAATCAGTTTGTAGTAGTAAACGACCAAGGAGAGGAAATTAGAGTATGACAAACGCAATAGCAACAGGAAAAAGTATTCAGTATCACTTTGTAGTTAGGTGGGACGAGTCAAGCAACGCTTGGGGAGTAGACCCTGACACCTTGGACGCAAAGTTTGATTCCGAAGTAGCTTGGGACGAGCTGAGCAACAACTGGCTAAGCTATCGAGACAACGAAGACCTTAGGGAAAAGTTTGTTGAGCGAGAGGACGCGCTCGCGAGCTTGCTTCAGTCATACAACTTGACAAATTAGTTTATACCTGATAAAATTGTTTTAGAGAAAGGACAATAATGATTACACCAGACGACATTGAAGTAGTTGGGGCGTATATGAGATTTCTTGACGACCCGAAGGACAAGGCTCCTGTTGCCGTAAACATAGGAATTATCAACACCAAAGAAGAAGATGAAGCTTTGGATAGTGGCTTGCTAAGTGATGACAAGGATTGGTATGCGTTTGATAGTTGGGTATTTGCTTATGTCCACAAGCACAGAGGCGAAACTATTGACGAGTATTACAGCGAAGAAACAACACCAAACGATTTCATTTTGATTAGGGAGGAAGAAGTTGATTAGACAAGACTCATCGTTCTACACGAACGAAGCAGGGCACGAGCTAGTTTGGCAAGATTCCGAACAGCCACGCTTTTATGTTATTCGTAATGGCGAGATGCGTATTCACTACTCTCCAGACTTGGAGAGCCAGATTGTAATTCGCTACACAGACCAGCTCGAAGGTATTGGCGTAAAGACAGATGAAGATTTAGAAAAGTTTCACGCTTTAGGAGAAGAGATGTTTACTTGGGTAAACAACTCTTGGTTCGAGGTTATGGACAGCAAGGATTCGGAATATTATTCCGAGCCTTACCACTCGCTAGATGATGCGATTGGGCAAGCAAAAGTTCTACAAGCAGAATACGGAAATGAAAGGATTGTCGAGTGAGATTACACGAATCTATTGGACACATAGTTCACTTGCGTAGGAACAGGATTGGTATGACTCTTAGGCAGTTGTCTACTAAGTCAAACATTTCTCTTGGGTATCTCAGCGAAGTTGAGCGAGGCAAGAAAGAAGCTTCCTCAGACATAGTTGAGAACATAGCTTACGCTCTTGATGTGCCGAGCTATGTAATTGTTCAAGAGGCGGGCTTGCTTATGGAAAGAGAAGAGCTTCGGGTTCCTTACTCTTGGGAAGTTGAACTTGACAATTCAACGGCACGGGTGTAGAATATAAATGACGAAAGGAATAAAATGATTTCAACGGGACAACTGCTAAGCACGCTGAGCCTACGGGTGGTGCTTGGAGAAGTAGAAAGCGCAACAACGGTAATGTCCAGCTTGCTAATGGAAGACGGCGAGTTCCTAAAGTTTGTCAGTTCAGCCGATAAGCTACAAGATGTAATTGATTGGGTAGATGAAAATTACTAAATAGACTTGGTTGCGGTTTGCTATCCCCCATAGCCACGCAACCAACCGCCGTTGGGTTCCACCACTTTTTCCCAACGGCACGCCCCTCACTAAGGTTTTCTTTCTCGATACTTAGTGGGGGGCAACCCTTTTTGACGGCACGCCCTTTACTACTTGACGGCACGCCCCTTTGCCACACACGCCACAGGACTTGACGGGTGGGTGTGTAGTGTGTTATTATAGACGGGTAGCCAACGGATACGCTAATTATTAGAAAGGTGGTGTGTGAGTATGGCAAAGAAAAAGAAGCAGTCGCTGGGTTTAGTAAATGATGCTAGACGCAAGGCTGAGGCATTTCAGCTACACACGCTATTAGTTCAGCGTAATAGCTCAGGTGCTAATGGCTCTCACGCCAATAGGCGAGAGAAGCGAGCTAGAACTCGCAACGCCAGCGAGCGACAAGCCCTAAGAGATTTCGACTCTTAGGGTTTTTTCTTATGTAATTCTTCTTCCAGGCCCTGGAGGAGGGACCGGGAAGGGTCTGTCTTTTTCCACGCGCAAAACGCCCAAACTCGAAACAAAAGGGGTTTTTCCTTACTTTCTAGTGTTTTACTAGCATCTAGGAAGATTTTTTGTCAGATTTGGGGGTTCAAACTTGAAAAAAGAAGCTAGGTGAGGTAAAATATAAACACGACTTCAGAGATGAAGTCGTTTATAACTGAATACAAGATTGGGAGAACCAAACCAATAAACGCCGAGAAATTACTCTCAAAGGAAAGGTAGGCGCAAATGAGATGGTTGATATCATCAAGTATCACCCTTTCTCTCACTACTGGAGCAGTAGCTGCTGTAGTGGAGGAAAAACCAATAGAAACCAATGACGCAACGATTAGTAGCACATCGTACATGATGGGAGCTATGGAGCCTTCCCCTTCCTTTATGAGTGAAGAATATATCGCTCAGATGATTGAGGAAGAAGAGGCTGAGAGACAAAGAATCATCGCTGAGGTAGCTCTAAAGAAACACAGAGAAGATGCCTATAAAAACAAGATAGCCATGGAAGAGCGAATTCGCCTTTTGGAAGCGCAAGTAGGGAAGACATGGTATGTCTTCGGCGGAAGCACTCCGGGAGGCTGGGACTGTTCTGGCATGGTGAAGTGGTTTTATGGAGGTCTAGGTGTGGAACTATATCACGGAGCTAGCTCTCAGAAAAACTCTGGAGTAAGAGTTGATAGTCCTATGCGTGGAGACTTAGTGGCATTTGGTCATAACGCCGACACAGCAGGACATATTGGCATTTACATTTCCCCAGATGTGATGATACATATAGGTAGGCCTGGTCAAACGACTTCTTACAGGTCAATTTCCGAGTTCGGGGCTGTTTACGGGGAGATAACTTATACCCGTATCTTAGCTACCGAATAAAGACTGACCATAAGATTACCCCGCAGAGATGCGGGGTTTTCTTTTTCCCAAATAAACTTGACAAAAAGCTAAAAAAGCTTTATAGTATAGATACCGAGAGAAAGGAAACAAATGGTAAATATAAATTCAATAGCAATAAAAATTCAGAGCGCAACTGGGACAATAGAGCCGATTTATGAAGTTCACAGCTACGAGAAGGCTCAGGAAGTATTAGAGGCAACTCTAAAGGGTCTTGAAGGCGACAAGAGGGCTAAGGTGAGCTGGTCTCTAACTGGAACGATTGTTGTAGCCTAATGTCCGTAGCTTGGGATTACTGCTCTGCCGTTGAGCAAAAGTTCAATGCCGAAGAAGGAAGCCACTTCTACAAGCTCGAAGTTGAGTCAGGTAGGAAGTTTGACAAGATTGTTATTTCTTCCAACCTGCGAGGCTACGAGAACTTGGGAAGCAGGTCTGTATTTGCCTTCGTTGAGAAGGAAACTGGGGACTTGATAAAAGCTGCGACTTGGAAAGCACCTGCGAAGGTGAAGACAGGTTGGGCTACGAAATACAACTTGAACACTCAGTTCGAGTTGGCTTTGGAGAAGGCTGACCCCTATGGTGGCTTTCTTTATCAGTAAAAGATGATGCGGGACGACTCAGGTCTTCCCGCTTTCTTCTTTGCCATCCGGGAAGGGTAAGAGTTCTTCCACGCGTGGTAGAATAAAGTTGTTGTGTTCGAAGAAGGACTGAGATGAATAAAAACATTGCGGAGATGTCTGACGCAGAAATTATGGCTTTGCTTGGAGATTATGACAAGCAGGGAACTTCTGGCGTGCTAGATGTCCAAAATGAATTAGAGATGCCGACAGAACTGTTGGTTGATTTGGCAGTTGCTCTTGACTTTGTTGAGCAGGCTGAGGTTGCGTCTAAGGGCGACTACGCTTGGCTTGCTAAAAACATTGAAACAGAGTTTGCGCGTCGCGCTGGACAAATACCGCTGATTTAGCTATACTTATCTCGAAAAGGAGATGAGTATGGAAAATAAAGTTTTGATTGCTTGCTACGAGTGCGGAGAACAAACTCTAGTTCCAGCTATGGCGAAGCACCAGACACGACAGATTTGCTTGTCTTGTAAGGAAGAAAGAGTTCTAGCTTGGGAAAGGAAACTAGAAGCTCAGATTGAGAAGGCTTACGAAAGTAAGTTTTAGGAAAGATAACTATGGAACTTTGGTTTTGGATTCTAGTTGGGTTTATGCTTTTGGGTTTGTTCCTAACTACCGCATTAGTTTTCCTAACACTTTTCGCTTTTGCTTTTATATCTAGTGGGCAACTAGGAGAAGAAGATTCAGATTTCTGATAAAGATAGAGAAAAAATACTGAGAGAGGTTTCTCTAACTCTTTTGACAGAGCAAGCCGAGAGGTGGACAAAAAGACTTAGGCTGACAATGCTTATTGCCTTAGCTTTCCTGCTTGGGTTCTTGGGCTACGGGGCTTATTTATTTATTCAGGTTCTAACTGGGTCTGTGGGCTTTTTTGTTGCTTGGCTATTATTCTTTGGGACTTTAGTTGGAGTGGTTGGCTCTATCAAATTAGGTAGAAGGTCTGCGGAAAACCTAAAGGGTATTGCTAGGGCTTTGGAAATAATTGCCGAGGACACGAAAAAACTTTAGTAAAGTGCTTGACAAGTTTGCCTTTAGCTGATACTATAAATACAGAGAAAGGACTAAAATGATAAACGAAACCGAAAACCAGACTAGAACGATTGAGGTAATTTACCTTGACGGAACTACTAGACAGATAACCTACCCTGCCCCTTACTTTCCCGCTAATTTAGCGTTTTGGCAGGACAGATTCTTTGCTGGCTCAATACTGGGCTGGAAAGTAGTCTAAATAAATACTTGACAAGCTGTGTCTAATTAGATACAATAGAAGAGCAACAAAACGACGAAAGGAAAAAAGATGGTAAAAGCAATTCTTAGAGGTTTGGTTGGCTTGGCTACCTTGCCGTTGATTTTTGGTATCTACTGGGCTATTTTCGCTGTGCTTATTGCTTTGGGTGCTGGTTATGGTGGGAACTTTGCCGATAACCTTTGGTCTATTGGTTTGGCTTGGGTGCTGTTCCTAGTGCTGTATCCAGTAATTAGCAGACTGCTAAACAAGGTGGTTGCGTAATGGAGTTTGCTATTATTCTTAGCTCTCTCCTAGTTGCCGTTGGTTCTATTGTGGCTATCTGGTCTATCAAGCATCTTAGGAAGCATCACTACACTCCGAAAAGCACTAGGTCTACTTACATAAGCCCTAAGCACTCTAAGAAAAGCCCTAAGCCTTTATTTCTGGGACTAGAGATTTTCCTTGAAGCAACTGCGGGGGCTTTGACTTTCATAGTTGTAATGGGCTTTGTAGTTGGGTGGAAGCCTGAGTTTAGTTGGATTCCGTCTTTGATGATTGGTTATGTTGTTGGCTCTCTTGCGTCAATCTTCCTAATTAGAAAAGAAAGAAAAGCTGAGCAAGGTTAGACTGCCTGCTAAAGGGTAGCTGTTTCATCACGCAACTTGACAAAACTTTCTTTGCGTTGTAGAATAGAAATAATGACGAAAAGAGAGGAGTTAGAAATGAACAACGAAAAGTTATTTGTTGCGTATAGCGACGACTACCTAAACTGGCAACTTGGTTCTGGTGATGGCACGCACATTACTAAGCCAATACGGGCTAAGCTCGCCCTAGAAAAGCTATCTAACTCTCTTGGTTCTGACGCTATTGAGGTTATCGAGCCTACTGTTGCTGACTACGACAGAGCAAGTTTGGAAAGCATCCACGACCCTAAGTTTGTTGCGGAAGTAATTGACAAAGGCGTTTCATACGAGTGGCATAAAGAGAATCTGCTGATGGGGCATACCGCTCTACAAATGTTCTCTGGGACTGCTCGCCTAGTCGAGAAGATTATCTCAGGGGAAGCCAGAGTTGGGTTCAATCCACAAGGTGCGAAGCACCACGCTCAATACGGATGGAGTGAAGGCTTTTGCGTCTTCAACGATTTCGCTTGGGCTGCTAAGGAGTTCGAGCGTAATGGTTTGAAGGCAGTCTACATTGACTGGGATGTGAACGCTGGAGATGGAGTTCAGAATCTACTAGAAGATACGGACATACCTACTTTCAGTATTCACGGACACAGGATGTATCCTACTCACTCTGACACTTGGTATGACTCTAAGTATTTTGAAGACGAGCCTTACGAGTATTCGCTTCCAGAAAAGCATTGGTATAACTATGTTTTGCCGAGAGGTTCTGGAGATGTTGAGTTCTCTTGGGCTATCAACGAGATTGCTCAGAAGGTCGAGGAATACGAGCCTGATGTTATTCTTCTAGCTACGGGTGCTGACGCTCACGAGTCTGACATTTGGGGTATGAAGTATACCTACGAAGGTTATGAAGGTGCGTCTAGTGTTGTTGCCGACCTAGCTAATCGCTTTGCCAAAGGCAGGGTTCTGATTGGTGGGGCTGGTGGCTACAAGCCTTATGACTCAACGCCCGAAGTTTGGGCTAGAGTTGTAGCTAACATATACCGAAAGACTGGTAAAACAGTTTTAGCTTAGGAGATAGATTGCTAGAGTTCCTAGTCTTTACTCTTGTTCTTTCCATTTTAGTTCTGGTTGCTTTGAGCTGGATTGAGATGCGGAAGGACAAAAGTAAAGAAGACGCGTGGAAAGATGGCGGCCCTTTGTTGGGAGTCGTAATGCCGAAGAAAGATGAAGAGGAAAAATAGATGCGTAATTGGTTGTTGCTTATGAAAGATGTGGTTTGGACTTCTGTTCTTGCCGTTGTATTTGCTGTTCTCTCAATAGGAGTTGCTTTGTTTGCTCCTGACCTGTCAACTTTGACATTAGCCCTTGGGCTTAGTGCCGTAGCCTTCGCTGGCTTAGCTCAGCGTGTCTAAATTAGTGTAAAATTTACACTATGAGTGAATCAGAAATTGAATTTGAGGCTGTAGAGCCAGAGCTAACCCCTACTGAGCCTGTAGCCGTTGTTGAAGAGCCTACCCTAGAGGTAGCCCCTGAGCCTGTTGCCGTTGAGCCTGAGCCTGTAGTTGAGGAACAGCCTAAGCCAGTAGCTAAGAGCAAGTATCGTGAGCCTAAGTCTGTCACTATGGACGATATTCTAAACTCCGCCCCTGAGCCTGCTGGACCTGCTGTTGTGTCTAACAACTCCGTAGATGATGTTTCTCTAGCTTCAGTAGTCTACAAAAATGTGAAAGCAAGAAAGTCTCTAACTATTCACCACCTTCAAAGGCGACTGGTGGAGCTTGGTTATGAGCAGGCTGGTAAGGATAAAGATGGTTGGTATGGAGAGAATACCCTATCTGCTATTGCTAGCTACCAAAAAGATAATAAGGTGGGGGATTCTGGAAAACTTGATGCCGAGACTTTCTTGGCTATCTTCAAGAACGACCCTAATGTAAAGCCTATTGTCTAAATAGTTATAGTAAAGAATCCCCTGCCAAAAGGTGGGGGATTTTTTTATTGACGCTCAAAGCGAACAAGTATACCGCTTTGATTAGAAAAAGGTTAGTATTGTTATCGAATCGTTATAAACGAGGATTACATAGTCTTATGAAAGGAAAACACTAAATGACAAATGTAAGAAAGAAACTGGTTGAGCTACCCCCAGAGGTAGTAAAAGCTTTTGAAAAGATTGAAGGAACCCCTGCGAGGAACGATTACATAATCGCCTTGCGGAACGCTGGCTGGACATTGACAAGTATTTCTAATGCTTGCGGTATGACTAGGGAAAGAGCTAGGCAGATTGTTGACTTTCCTGTTAGCGGTGCGAACATTAGTTCACTACCTATCCCAGACCCACCACGCCACATTGAAAAGGTAAAGCCTGTATATGTTGAGCCTAGTGCCGAGACATTGGCTCGCTTGCTAGAGCTACAGCCGAAGGCAAGGCTGGTTCGCTCGAACGTTCAGACCTATCGTAAAGAGGCAGAGGAATACACAAAGCTATTGGACTACGCAAACAGAGTTGAAGGAGTGCCAGTTTATAGACTAGCGTTGCGCCTTGGAGTGACAAGCTCAGCTTTACAGTTCAGACTAGCTCGTTATGGCTACAAGCCTTCTAAAAATGGCAAGAGCAAAGTCTACAAACCAATTCGTAAAGACCACAGAGTTATTTCGTAAGCTAGGTGGTATGATGAAGGGTGTGGTATTTTCCACGCCCTTTTTCGCTTAGTAAGGATTCAGATGCCGAAGAGCCTGGCTCAGATAGTTGCGGAACTCCCAGATGAAGAACGCTTAGCTGTCCTAGCTGGTATGGACCCTGAGTCTTTGATTTGGGACTGGAGCTTCTGGGGAAGACCTGAACAGATTCCGCCTGCTAATGACTCTTGGAATGTTGGGTTGTTCTTGGCTGGTCGTGGTGCTGGTAAGACTAGGAGTGCTGCGGAGTGGGTTAGAACTAAAGCATTGGATTCAAGCCAAGGTCGCTTGCGGTTCTTGCTCGTAGCTCGAACTGCAGCAGATGTGCGAGATGTTATTGTCGAAGGTGATAGTGGTATCTTGGCTGTGTCGCCTCCAAGTGAGAGACCTTTGTATGAGCCTTCCAAGCGTAGGCTGACCTGGCCTAATGGCAATACCGCTGTTCTTGGAACTGCTGATGAGCCAGACTCCCTTCGTGGTGTTCAAGCCCACTACTCTTGGGCTGATGAGCTGGCAGCTTGGAGACAGAACCCAGATGCTGCTGGTATGACCTCTTGGGACAACCTTCGTGTGGCAACTCGTCTAGGTCGTAATCCCCAGATTCTAGCCACTACTACTCCTAAGCGTGTGCCTATCCTTTACTCGCTTCTAGATGAGGCTAAGCGAACTGGCAAGGTGTGGGTGTCCCGTGGTTCAACTATGGACAACTCTGGAAACTTATCTTCTGCTTATCTAGATGCTATTACTGGAGTTTATGAAGGAACACGCTTAGCTCAACAAGAACTTTATGGTGAGATGCTTGATGATGTTGAGGGGGCTTTGTGGACTGAGGAGTTGATTGAGCAACATAGGGAACACTCTATGCCTCCTAAAGCTCCACTAAGAATAATTGGAGTAGACCCTTCAGTAGCCGAGAATCCTAGAGATGAGTGTGGGATTGTGGTGTGTGCTTCTACTGCGGATAGAGATTTGTATAAGCGTCAAGCTTGGGTTTTAGAAGATGCTTCTGTTTTAGGTTCGCCTGATGTGTGGGCAAACAAAGTTGTAGCTATGGCTCGTAAGTGGGGTTGCCCTGTTGTTGCCGAAGTAAACCAAGGTGGGGCTTTGGTTCGTAATGCTATCAACGCCATTGACCCAAACATAAAGGTTCTCGAAGTTCACTCTAAGTATGGTAAAGCTTTGAGGGCTGAGCCCACTACCCTTGCGTATGAGCAAGGTAGAGTTCACCACATAGGCTACTTGTCTGACCTAGAGTCTCAGATGTTTAGCTGGGTTCCGGGTGAGGGTAAGTCGCCTGACAGAGTAGATGCTTTGGTTCACGCTCTTACCGCCTTACTAATCAAACCCCCCGCTGGTTTTGTGGGCGGTAGCATAAAGGCTAAGTCTTTGGCTTCTAGGAGATTGCCAGACACTAGGGGAACTGGGTTCTTTAGAGTTCGCTAAAGTGTTCTGTTTCTAGCAACCACTTTTCAAAGTGAGGGTTGATTAGGACATACTCGCTTCTAGTTTCCCTAAGCAAAGTTATAGCTTGGCTTGCGGTAAAGCCTTCCTTGATTAGGACTAAAGCTGTTATCAAGGCTGACCTATTCAGACCTGCCTGACACCTAATCAAGACACGCTTGTCTTCTTTCCAATCCCTGTGTGCTTGGCTGGCTAAGTCGTAGAGTTGTTTAGGGTGGACAGTTAGGCTGTCGCTGTCGTGGAAACCTAGCCGAGTTTCTTTCACAAACCAACCAACTGGGTTCGCCCAACCATACAAGGTGTATACCGAATCAAAGTTATCTTTAGTAATAGTTGGCTGGTCGTGTTGAAGGTAGATGTCGTCGTCCTCTGTGCCTCCCTGCCATAGATTAGGCAAGACCTCTGACCAAGTAGCTAAGGGTTTATGATACGGCTGGTTCACAGACGCTAGTCTTGGGTCGTTAGGCTGGTTCACAGTTCTCTCTTTCGTAAGCTTCTAGGTTCTCATACGGGTTAGCAATTGTCAAGTTCTTCTGCGTGGAAATACCACTACCCTCCCCGGCCTGGGTGCGGAATAACTTAGGCAAAAAGAAAACCCCCTCTTTCGAGGGGGCTTCTGTTTTAGTTCCTAGTAATCTCCACTAGGAATCCTGCGGTCTGCTTCGTCTCGCAAGTTTCGCAAGTCTTCGAAGACTCGCCAAAAGTCTGCGGTCTCAACACCGCCAGCTTGATATACCCAAGGGGTAGAGCCAAGGTCTTCAAGAATATCTAGAGCCTTGTTGTATGCGTGGCGTGCTTCCTGTGCGTGGCTAATGATTGCCGAGCAAGGCTCGCAAGGGGCAGTTGCCATACAGGTAGTGTCGTGGGCGGTGGTGGTAGTGGTTGCGGTGGTGGACATTTGAATCCCTTTCGATAGGTGGGTAAGGCTAATAAGAAAAGGATACAAGCTTACGGGCAACTTGTCAAGTCTAAAGTTATAGTTCTTTATAACGATTTGATAACGGGACTTGTGCGGATAGCCCTAATCTGAATCTGAATCTAACACCCTGCGGAGTTCTATCTAAGCAACCAACTGTTGGGCTGGTGTGGCTAACTTACCCTTTGGTAATTATCTAAGTGATTGTTTAGAATCATATCAACGAAGTTTTACCTATCTTTGACATAGGTGGTTAGCTGGTTCTAGATTACAAACAATTACAAACTATAAATAACTATCTAGCATTTGCCCGAAAAGCTGGGTTTTAGGTCGCCTCAGCGTGGAAATAATGACCTCCCTAGGCTCTCAGACGCTAGATTTTAGAGGCGAAAAGACTGGACTGGACTCAGAGATAGCTTGTTTTAGGCTGTTTTTAGCCTGTTTTTAGCCCATTTTTAGCCTGTTTTTAGCCTGTTTTTAGGCTTATTTGACTATCAAAGTAGTCTAGTTTTAGATAGTTATTTGTTTTTTAGACATAAATTTTATTTTTTAGTCTCTTTTAGTCTAAAAATTAGTTTATAAGTGTTCGAAAGGGCTGGTTTTATGCCCTATGACACTAAAAAAGGGCATAAACGGCATCAAAAACGGCATTTTTAGTGCCGTTTTTATGGTTTCCGGAAACAATTTTGACGCAGCTGAAAAGCAAGCGTACCCGTCTAACAGGCCAAAAGCAAAATACGTTAATGTATCATTCTTCTTCCTTCAGTCCAAATAACTTTAACGTAATAGGCTTCGTACAGAGCGTGCTACAATGTACATTATGACTTCCAATCGACGTCCAGCCAGAGATGAAGGCCTTCCTAAGGAAGAAAAGGACTTTCTACTATCCTTGAAGACCAAGGAGGAGCGCAACAGCCGTTCCCGCCAGCTCTTTGAGGCAGGCTGGACGCTCAGGGCTATCGGTGAGGCCTACGACCCCCCAGTTCGACGTTCCACAGTCAAGTATTGGGTTGAGAACGGGGCCTTGAAGCAAGTTGGCGGTGCAGTCCAGCAACCAAACGAGCCTAAGCCGATTGGGTATCAAAGAAAGAAGCCAGTTTCGCCCGGAATCCCCGCTGAAACAGAAAAAAGGCTCGCTTATCTTGCCCCCATCGCCAGAACCTATAGAAGTGGCATGTCGTCGACGTCCCTACAGTTCCAAGCCAACCAAGAGTTTAATGAAATAATAAAAAAACTATTCAACACCAACGTAACTACGGCTGAGATTGCTCGCGCCTCCAATGTTACGTTCCGTGCCATCGCTAGACGTTTAGGAAAATAGATTGCAGATAATTGTGGACGTGTTTCCAGCCCATTTTCAGCTGACCCCTGCTGGCCACATTGAAACCGTCGACGTCCTTAACGCTTATCCACCTTCACAAGACCCAGACATCTATTACATAGCCACTACAAGGGTTGTTTTGACTGAAGAGACTGTCACAGTTGCTCAAGATTCGCCTCAAGGTCCTATGGTCGTCTTCCAAGAAAAGTATTTAAAAGAAAATCTAGTTGGGCCTGAAGGAGATAAGAAAACTTACAGACTAACCACTTTAAGCGGAAAGATGCTAGCCTTTCAGAAGGATACTAACTGCGGATGTGGCTCACGTCTACGTGCTTGGAACCCTTACAAAACACTTACATCTCAAAAAGGAGTTAAATAACAAATGGACATTCTTAACCCAATCGCTCTCATTCTTCTAGCCTTAGCGACGTATAGGATTTCACGCCTACTTATCGTCGACGTTATTTTTGACGGTCTTAGAAACAAGATTTGGGAGAAATACCCACCCCACAACACAAAGTTTGGATACCTGTTCACTTGCTATTGGTGCATGAGCATTTGGGTCGCATCACTTATTACAATCTGCTATACAATAGTTCCTGTAGCGACTACTATTGCCTGTATTCCGTTTGCATTGTCTGCGGTAGCGGGACTTATTGCAAACCGCATGGAACACTAAGAGAGAACAATGGGAATTTTCAAAAAACAGCCAAACCCAGCTCGCAGACGTTCTGGAGACGCTAGCGGTATCCGCGCCAGTGCCACCAACCAAAGAATCGTTGGCTCTAGCCTTCAGGTTCCGTCTGACGTGTTTCTTTCTGCTCCCCAGCAGGCACAGGCTGTAGCTTTTAATTCCCCACGTGCTCTAACAGCATCGGCTGTACAGCTAAAAGTTGGAGACCGCTCAGAAGCTCAGATGTTTAGAGAGCGACGTTCTTCAGTTTCTTCTATGTGGCAGTCTGAAGCTTGGGAATACTATGACGCCATTGGTGAAATCAAATACGCTTTCAACTTAGTTGCTTCCGTTGTTTCCAGAATCAAACTTTACCCAGCAGTTGTCATTAATCCTGCTGAAGCTCCAGTACCAGCTAAGAACGTTGAAGACGAAAGTCAGGCTCGACTAATTCAAGCAGCTGAGCGTGCAATCAAACGTCTTGACTCCGCTTACGGAGGTCAGGCAGGTCTTCTTAGAGACGCTGCTCTAAACATTCAGGTTACTGGTGAGTGCTACCTAGCACAGACTCCAGCACGCGTTGGTCACGGCACCCCAGAGAGCTGGGACATTCGCTCCGTTGACGAAATTGTTGCTGACCAAAAGGGTAACTACATTCTTACTCCACGTAGAGATTTGAAGTCTGGAGTTTCTGCTGGTGGAACTAGCAAAAAGGGTTCAATTATGCTTCCTAAGGATGCATTTGTTGGACGTATTTGGAAGTCACACCCACGCTTCACTGACGAGTCCGATTCGAGCATGAAGGGCATACTTGACCTTTGCGCTGAACTTCTACTTCTAAACAGAACTTTCCGTGGCACTGCACGTTCACGCTTGAACGCTGGTGCTCTTTACTTGCCAGATGGTTTGTCTGTTGCAGCTACACCAGACAGCGCCTATCCTTACGATGACCCAGACGGTATCTACGACGAGCCAACTCCAGAAGAGCTAGAAGACGCTTTCGAGGACCAGCTCATCGACGCTATGACTACTCCTATCAAGGATGAAGACTCAGCGTCTGCCGTTGTTCCACTTATCATTCGTGGACCTGCTGAGCTTGGTGACAAGATTAAGCAGTTCAAGTTTGAGCGTTCATTCGACCCAGCACTTGCTGAGCGTTCAGACCGAGTTCTTGAGCGCATCATGCAGGGTCTCGACGTCCCTAAGGACATCGTTACAGGTCTAGCAAACGTTAAGTACTCCAACGCACTTCAAATTGACGAGAGCCTCTACAAGGCGCACATTGAGCCTCTGATGCTACTTATCGCCGACGCTCTTACAGTTGTTTACCTACGTCCTTACCTACTTGCAAATGGATTCACTGACGCAGAAGTTGACAACATTGTTGTTTGGTACGACCCATCTCAGGTTGCTACTCGTAATGACCGTGCAGCAGATGCAGACTCAGGTTTCGAGAAGATGGCAATTAGCTACGAGACTTGGAGACGTGCTCACGGATTCTCAGAGAACGAAGCTCCGACTCCAACTGAAGTTGCGCTACGTCTAGTCTTCGAGAAGGGTGCCGTTACCCCAGAACTTACTGCACAGATAATCGAGAGCCTAGCTCCAGACATTATGCAGAAGATAAGAAAGGCCAACCAAGCCCAAAGCGTTGCGCCAATCCCAGAGAATTTGGAGGAGACTTTGAATCCCGAAGCTCCTACCGAAGAAACACCAGCAGAACCACAACCACAACCAGCTCAAGAGGAAGCTCCGCAGTTAGCTGAGCCAGAGCAACCAACCGAAACAGGAGAAAACCAATAATGAGCAAGGAAATGCTAGCTTCTAAGCTTTCTGTAATTCTTAGCGACCTTGTAACTTACAAGTTTGCTTCACAGGGCTTCCATTGGAATGTCAAGGGACCACAGTTTATTCAGTTCCACGACTTCTTTGGCGAGCTATACGAAGATGCAGAATCAGCTATCGACCCACTAGGCGAGAACATTCGCAAGCTTGGCTTCGATGCACCAGTTACATTGTCTGACTACGTTTCTATGGCTTCTATGGAGCCAAACCCTACGTCATCTGACCCCATTGACCAGAGCCGTGAGCTTTACAACCTAAATGCTAATTTGGTTCGTTGCCTACTAGAAGCTTTTGCTATGGCTAGCGAACTTAATGAGCAGGGCGTTGCAGACTTCCTAGCTGGACGTGTAGATGTGCACACTAAGTACCACTGGCAGTTGGGCACCATCATTGGCGCTGACAAGACTTCTATTTCTGAAATCTCTTTAAACGAGATGGCTTCAGAGTACATGTCAGACTACTAAGACAAGTAGTCAGCAAAAAGGAGTTTTTATGGAGCAGGTATCACACGAGGAAGACAGCTACGCTTCAGAAATTAACGAGCTTGTAGAAAATCCTCTATTTAACAACAACGAACTAGACTTTGGTAAGGCTATTTCCGAGCTAATTGCCTCTGCTAATAGGGGCGTATCTGAGATTAGGTCCGTTGACCCAGTCACGGCTTACACAATTGTTGAGAGCGCCATTCTTAAGAACATCTTTGCTGATAAGGAATACCAAAAGCTACTTGCTTTTAAAGAACTAAACGATTTTGTTAACGTTGCCATTTTTGGCGAGGACTTTAAAATCAATGAAGATAACGCTAAGTATTTGCCACTAGGCCACCCACTCAGTACTAAGAACGACGAGCACTCAGAAGAAGAAGTTCTACTTGCTTCTATTGAGTGGCGCTCTTCTGACCCAAGAATTCCAGAAGAGCTACGTCCAATGATTGCCTCTGCACTAAAAACTGAAGAAGGTTCTGTTGAAAGAGCTTATGTCGGTCAGCGACTTTCTTCTATCAAAACTCAAAAGCCCGTTGAAACGCTTTTAGACCTTATCTAATAGACTAAAAGCATCTTTGCTATACTGATTTAAGCAAAGTATAAGCTTAAATTTTCCATTAGGAGACGTTTTAATGTTCGACCCTATCGACGAAACCCAGCCACTATCTCCATTAGTAGCAGCTTATACTTCGGCTGAGCGTCGGGCAAATGTTGCCACCCAGCTTAGAGATAGATTTGGCCGTTGGGTCGAGATGGGCCGTGACTTTAGCTTTAAGTTTAAGTCTGGCGGAAATGTAAAAACAGCTACAGGTAGATTCGTTGGTGCTGTCCCAAATAGGCCCGGTTATGGTCTTATCCTCATGGAAAACGACCCAGACTTTGGCAACAACGTTGTTGAAGTAAACATGAAATCTGGTCAGCAGGTTCTGGCCAAGCTTTCTAGAAGTGCCCTACGTCAGGCTGGCGTTACTAAGGCTGGACACGACGTCAACGGAAACCCAATTGGCGAAGTCATTGATACTGACATTGAAGACATCTCTGCTATTAAGAGAAATGAAATCACCGACCTTGACAGAGAGCTTGCAGAAGGCAAGCTTTCCCCAGAGCAAAAAGCTTCTATTAAGTTTAAGCGTGCTACTGCCCCACGCTACGAGAGCACTAACGTTGTTGCCGAGACTGAGGCCACCAAAGAAGACCTAGGAGAGGGCTACACACTTCTTCAAGAAGCTCTAGGCAGAACTAAAGAAGTTACAGCTAGAGACCTAAAGCCTGGCGACACCGTAATTCTTCCAACTGGTGAAGAAAAAGAAATTCAGAGCATCTTTAGCTCAGACTCAGGGCCGATTGCTACTTTTACAGATGGTACTCGCAAGGTTTACTCGGATAACGCCAAAGTCAAAGTAATTCCTAAATTTGAAATTGGCGAAACCATCCGTCCAGAGATACCAGAAGCCGAAGCCCCTAGAAAAGCAACTCCAGAAGAACTAAGACCAAAGAGTCCTGAAGTCGTTCCTATAAGCGACGACATTAGAGACGGAGTAAAGCCTGCCCCAAGCGTTGCAACAGCAGATTCAGTAGAACTAGCACGCCAGCTAAATGAAATTGCTGGACGTCGTGCAGAGCTTGACATGGTTGCAAGCAGGATTAGAAGATTTGGTGGCAGCCCTGGGCAACTAGAAGACGTTGACGCTCGACTAGCAAAGCTAGATGAAGAGTTCGAAGCTAAGCGTAAAGAGTACGAAGCTTCCCTACCTGACACCTCAAAGCAGGACGCTATTGACGAGCGTGAAAGACTTAAGAGTGAGTTGCAGTGGTACGACAACGAGCAGGGCGACGTTGCTAGAAAGATTGATGAAGGCGTTCCAGGTCCAGAGATTCTTGATTGGCTACGTGAGAACAGCGCTGGTTGGAGAAATGCTGAAGACGACCTAGCCACTTCTTGGTCTGTAGACCTACCTAGACCAGTCCAGCGCCAAGCTTGGGCTAAGTTTGAGAAACTACGTTCAGACCTTGAGGGTTACAACGTTCCCCCAAGCGATGGAGATACCACTCCAGATGCCCAAGGCGGTAATGACAGGGACGGAGTTTACAAAGAACTAGCAGAAGCTCTAGGAACTGAAGAGTCTGAGCTAAGGAACGCCACAAGGGGAGAAGGCTCCGAGCAGGCACGCCGTATTGCTGACTCCATTGAATACTTTGGTGACCTAATTGACAAGTCCAAGGGCGACAAAAACGACCTCTACGGACGTCTAAGCAACGTTCTAAAGCAGGACGTTGAAAACGCCAAGACTAATACCCCTGCTGTTGGGCCAGAAGTTGTAGGCGAGCCTCAAGACCTAATTGAGAGAGTCTCTAAAGAAGAGGGTGGCACAGTTGAGGCTGACTCTGGAACCCCGCTAAAGACTGGAATTGCCGTAGGTTTGCGTGGGCTAAACGAAGAGCTAGTGGACACGGCTTTCTTCGACAGAGAGCTTGGAAAACTGGCCCTAAATGACTTTATAGCTAGGAATTACAGGGAATTTAACTCTGGAAACAAGCTAGGTCTTTGGCACGACAAGGACAACAGAGAAGTCACACTTGACATTTCTAAGATTTTCGACGAGAATAGTGAAACAGAACTAGAACGAGCTATGGCTTGGGGTAGGGAAAACAACCAGCAAGGAATCTTTGGAATTGAATTCAGAGGTTACATCGACACAGGAGGTACAGGAGACCGTGGCAGAGCAAGAAGGCAAAGAGAAGAGTCCAGACTCTCAGGAGAGCAGAGTAGTGATGGACCTAGAACTAAAGAACTGGGAGAACCTCTCGGAGGACCAGAGAACAGAACTGACGGGTCGAATTTACGACAACTTAGTGAAGAGCATCCCGAAGAGTCAGTAGATTTTACTGACGAATTAGGAGAGCAAACTACTGAAGTTGTTGGAGAAGTAAGAGATTACGTCTCCGTACTAGGAAGTCCAGATGTAGACATTTCTGAAGATAAGTCTGACATTGTTGAAGCTACTTCCGAAATTGACTCGGCTGTAGAGCAAAAAGATGGAAACCTTGTCATGCGAGGAATCCGCTCTTTAGTAGAAAAAATTGGAGCACTACGAGACAAGCTCGGTGCGCCAGAAGATTCTGAAGAAGAAGAAAACTTAGGAAGCCTTGCGTCAAGACTTATTGGCGTAAGAAACTTTACAAAGAATAAACAAGACGCTTTAGACGTAGAACCTTCGTCTCTCTCTAAAGCCGAGATTGTTCAGGACATAGAGATTCCTGAAAACATAGATTCTAACATTTTTGATGGTCTTAGAACCCCAGAAAACATTGATTACGAAAATTTAACTGAGTCCCAAGCTAGACTTCTAAAAGTTTTGATTGGCGGAAAGAACTCTGCAATTCTCGGTATGTCAAATGCTAGACAGGCCAACAATGTCGAGCAGTTTAATAGACAGTACCTACTAGCTAGAATTTACGCAGGTCGCGTTACAGACCTCCTAGCTGACATCAAACTCAGAGGCGACAAGGCTGACATTTTTGGTGGCATTGATAACAGGGTTAGAAATCTAAAGATTATTGAAAGTTCTATTGTTAGAGGCCCAGGCGACACTCAAGACAAAAACACAGAGGTAATTAGAAACTTCAGAGCTATTTTTGTTGGTAAGAGCGGAACCGCTTATGAAATGGAGTGGGCCTACCAAGGCAGAATCCTTAACGTATACAGAATAGGTCCAGACGGTAAAAGAGGTCCGTCTGTAGGATTCCAAAACTTTGGTGACAGAAATGGAAAGTGGCACTTTGACGAGACTACCAATAGAAGCGTCGCAAAGATTTTTTATGAGACTAGATACGGTAAAAACAAAAAGCCTGTCACAACAGCTTATGTAACTGTTAATGACAGCAAGGCTAAGGGGGACGGTCTTGGAGGAATTATGGCTCTTGCTTCTCAGTATGCAATTGAGGGAGCAGGACGTAAATTCCAGCATAGCCTTCACCTTCTAGTTGACGGAAACAGAAGCTCTAAGGCTGTAAACGGTCACGACCCAGCTCTGCACCACCCAAGTCAGGTAGAGAAGCTTCTTCACGTAAAAAACTCCAAGGTTGTTGAATGGTGGAAGGAAATAGGCTGGGTCAAAACTCAAGACGGCCCTGTTGACCAATCTAAGAGACTAATTAGAGATATCTTTAGTAGCACCGTTAGAAGCTTTGAATCTTTTTACAAGCCACTTGGTGTTTCAGACAGCTTTGGCCAAGAAGGACCGGTTTGGCACCTAAACGGTCTGCTAAGACAACACGCTGAGCTTTTTAGAAATGGATTCAAAACAAATCCAAGCGCTAAAGACCAAGTACCTGTTCCTTCTGTCTATGCAAACTTCCTAAAAAGCAAGACCACAGCTCTTAACCCTGACTTTGATATTTTAGAAGTAATTAAGGAAATGTCCTTTGAGGGCGGAATTAGCAAGGAACAAGCCCTAACAAAGCTAAAAACTATCCGTGACTCTATTCAAGAAGCTGGCAACACTCCTTTTCCACAAACTGTTGGATTTAGACAAGGTGTTATGGATGATGCTTCTGCTCACTTGGTCGACAACCTAACTAGGCTAATTGACAAGATTGATTCCGAAGAGTTTACTGACGCTGACAAAGTTTCTAGAAGAGAAGTAAGGCCACTAGAAGATGTCACCCCGATAAAGCTAGATGTTTTTGACCTACAGCAGAGTCCAGATGGCTTAAGCGGTATCTCTAAAGATATTGAAAAGATTTATAGAGAAGTTGAAGCAGAGATTCCTCCAGCTCCGAGAGAAATAGGTGGAGACTTTGGTTCTGTTTCTAGAGTTGCTACCGCTGGTGGCGCTAGTAGAATTCAAGAAGAGGATGTCAACCCTAGAGACATTACCGCCCGAATTGCTCCAACTACTGAACTTAGGCCTAGAGGCATAAGACGTAACGGTAGTCCAACTCTAGTAACAGTTTTGAATGAAAAGCACGTTCCTACTGTTACAGAAGAACAGTGGAGAAACGGAGAAGCTTCAGATGACCCAAGAGTTATTGCTAGAAACTTTTCTACTAGCACTCTTAGAAAAGCTTATACAAGAGCCGTATTCCCAGCGGCGGTTGGCGAGACTCTAACCCTTAGATACCAAGACGGTAAAGAGATACAGATTGGCCACGCAGCCCTAAGAGATGCCCTCCAAATGCAGGGAGAAAATGTAGATGCTCTTCTTAACGCTTCTATAGCATCTAATTATGGACAAGCTTGGACACTTGAAGACCTTCCAGAGCCAGCAACCCTTAAGTCTGAATCAGGTCTTGGCGCTGCAACTAGAAGAGATTACTCTTTCCCTAGTGGCAATAGGTCTGACCTTGCTGTAATTACTTATGAAGATAAAGATAGTAACGGAACAATTGCTCTTATAGGAACAATTAGCCCTACTGACTCAGAATCTGGAACAATAATTGGTAGAGTCATCGAAAATGATAACGGCACTTATACATTGGCTGTGTCTAATGAAGAAGATGCTACTCCAGTATTTTGGCCAGCAACCGCCCGTGGACTGGACAGACTTCGGTCAATCGCAACTGTTAGCGACAAAAACATTGCCTTAATTATGTTGGAGCAGGAAGCTCAGCGTAGGTCTGCTGGAACTGGAAATCTAATTGCTGAAATAGACAGAAGTCAAATTGTTAACTCTGGTGCCCCTGTAATCCAACTTTCGACTCCAGACCTAGTAAACACCTCTGCTACGCAAGTTACAGAAGTCCAGCTCGGAATAAACGGTGAAAGATTCTTTATCCGAAGAACAGCTAACTCTACTAGGGGAGATGTTTTTTCCATTGTTAGGTCTCAAGACATAAGTAGCGTAGCTAGAATAGACAGAGAAACCGATGTCTTAACTAGTGCTCAAGTTTATAGACTGACTCACAGCATTAACACCTCAAAGTTGCCAGAAGGGGCGGATAACTTTGGAGCTAGGTTCAATAATGAAGAAGATGCAGTCAGAGCTGTCGGCGAGCTTCTTGGCATAGCTAACGGTGCTACAGTTAACCCAATCACTAACGAGCCTATTAGAAGCCTAGATGAGCTACCTAGAGCAGTGGCTACGCCAGATGGTCTTAGCTTTACTTCAAATGAATTGAAAGTACAGAGCGGAAGAATAGTCACCCCTAGAGGTGGAGAACTTGCCTACACGTCTCGCAACATGCCAAGTGGCCCAGCTAACTTTGAACAGAATGAATTTATTGCTGGAATGTCAATGCCATCAGGCCAAGAAATCCAAATTAACTACGGATTTGAAGAAGGCAAATACGCTGTTTTTTCTAGAGACAGAGCTGACTCTTTCAGAGAAAGTTCAGAGTTTGATAGCTACGCCGAAGCTCTAGATTTTTCTAGAAACTGGCTAAAGAATAACTTACTACTGGACAACCCAGAGCAAGTTTTGACCACAGAACTAGAAGAAGCTAAGCCTGAGCCAGAAGCTCCAGTAAACGAAGCTGAAGGCAGGGTTGGTCAAGCTGTGTCGATTGCAAACTCTGAGCCTTTGGTACTAGACGATTCATATACTCTTGCTTCAAATGAGTCTATGGGGGTGACAGAAGCTTCTAACCCCGTCAGAGTTTACAGAGACTCTGAAGGCAATTTCTGGGTTGTTAAGAGAGCTGCCCACACTATGTTTGGAGACGACTTCTCTAGACAAGTTGACATGGAAATTTTTGCTTCAGCTGTCTACAGAACTATGGGAATTAATGCCTCCGAAATTAGGAGAGCTACCATTGACGGTGATGAAAATTACTTAGCTTCGCCTTTCATATTCCGCTCTCAAGAAAACATTATTTCTCACATTGCTGACGCTATGGAGTCTGGAGACCAAGCAAGAATTGATGCCTTCAGAAAGGGCATAGCCCTAGACCTTTTGATGAACAATTTTGATGCTTACTTCAACTCAGACAACATGGTTGTTGGCGGAGATGGAAATGTCTACAGAGTAGACAATGGCTCAGCTATGTTCTACACACCTTCTGGAAGAAGAGAAGCCTACGGAGCTGGATTTACAGAGTCAGCTTCTATGGAAGAAATTCTAAATATTTCTAAGAGGACTGCTGAAGGTGGACCTTACGCCCTACCATTCCCTAACTACGACAGCGTATCTGGTCAGAACGACATCTTTGACAGAGATAGCGAAGACATGAAGCGCTATGTTAGCGAAGTTGTTGCTCCACTAACTGACGAGATTCTAGAACAGCTAGTTAGCATTATTAGAGATGACGTTGACAGGCAGAGAACCCTAGACACGCTCAAGTACCGTAGAGATGGGATGCTTGAGTACTACGGTGTTCCGAAGCTTGGAGAAGACAGGCCATTTGTTTCTCAGGTTCAGAGAGAAAGATTAGACGAGGCTCAGGCTCTAGGAATGCCAGAAGGCTTCTTGGTAATTCGTAGACCTGAAGAAGACTCTATTCAAGTAGAGCACTCGGAAGAGGAAGACGGAATCCCTCACTCTATGGTCACCATTACTTTTGACAGTGAAAACGGAAAGTATGACTTAGTTGGCTTTGACAGAAGTTTGGACCCGACTGCTACTGAAGTTTACGAAACTGAAGAAGAAGCTCTAAGAAGAGCTTCAGAGTTTGTAAACCAAGAAGAGGGAACTGCTCCAGCCCCAACTACTACTACCCCACCTGAGCCAGAAGTTCCAGCTCAGGTTGAAGATGTTGCCCCAAGAATTGTTGACTCTCCTAGATTGATAGCCAACCTAGGCCAGCCCCAGATTGTTCTTAACGCTGTTAAGCAGGCGTTCGAGGGCCACCAAGTTCTACCTAATGGTGACATTCTTGTTGCTAGCAGAGACTTCCAAGGCAGGACTAGAGGTGACAACAGAGTATTCAGGTACGAGGTTGTTCTTCACAAGACTCCTAATGATGACTTTGTTGCTTATGTACGTCAGTACCAGATTGATGCCGAAGGCAAACAAGTAGGAGACGTTAGCGTTGGTAGATTTACTGACAAGTCTCACTCACCAGAGGTTACAGTTTCTAGGGTAAGGGCTCTACTAAACGGAAACACTAGTGGACGTGGAATTAACGGAACCAACCCAAACAACTGGTTCAACAACTCCTCTGACAAAGAGTCAGAAGCTACTGACCCAGCTACTGGACAGCTACTACCAAATAGGTTCGTTGAAGGACGTGACTCCACAGAGTTTATCGGCGACACTGGTATTCCAAAGACTGGTAACGGTGTTGTTGACGCTCTGATTGAGAACATTGCTAACCAAATGAGCATGATGCCAGAAGGTTCTGCTAGACAAGAATTTATTGACAATCTAATTAAGAACTTTAGAGACAACCCAGCTTTAAGAGGCTCTCAGCTAGACGATGTAGTAGAGAGAATAGTTGCAAACCGAGAAGCTCCGGGCGCAAACATGGTTCCTTACCCATCCCGCGATGGAAACACCATTGTTAGAGTTGGAGACAAGGTTAGGCACACTTTCAACGGTGTGACTAAGGTTGGATACGTCACAAAGAGAACAAGAATTAGCTATCAAAGAGATAGTGGAACTTACTCTTACGAAGATGTCGTCTACGTTAGATTCCCAGGTACTAGTGGAGGTTCTAGAAGAATCACTACTAAGAACCTAGAGGTCTTGGCTCGCTCAGACGGAAGTGCTCCGCTACCAGTAGATTCATTAGGTAACGCTGTACAAAAGCCAGTATCTGGTAAGAAGCCTCAGCAACTTAAGTGGCAAGAAGGTTCAGACGGCGTGGCCTACCTAGGCGCTCAAGGCAAGACTAGCGATGAGCTAAAGGCTTCTTCTGCTGGCTACATAGAGTCTGTCACTATGCCAGACGGCTCTGTCTTGTATAAGATGGCTTATAAGGATGCAAATGGTATTGAGAGGGCTTCTTATTATGACGCCAACCTCAACACAATGGAAGAAATAAAGCAAATATTGATGGATACGGTTAGGTAAGGTTATGCCCAAGAAAGAAAACTTTAGGATAACTGACGAGTCAGTAGAAATTATGTTTCCTACTCTAGGCGTACTTTCTGTGTCTGGAGCTCAAGAGTCTGACGAAACTATTATTGGTGTCTACTACGACAACAGCCAAGAAGGTAAGGGGACTTATGTTCTAACTTCCAGCAACGGAATTAGGTACTTTGACTTAGATAAGTCTCAGGTTGCCTCAGCTGGAGAGTTTGCCACCAAGCTCGTATTTCAGGACGACACTAACGTTTACTTAATTCGTAAGCTTGTTTCAGAAGACGGTTCTTGGATTTCTAAGTACAAAGTCCCAGTGCCTGTAGAGGTTTTAGAGTCTAAAGTCAGCCTAGAGTCTCGCCCTGTTATTGAGCAACAGCTTGGCTCTAGCGTGCCTCAGGGGGGATTCTTGCCTTTCTTTGAGAGTATGGTTGTTTACTATAGAGAAGATGTTGGAATGATTACGGAAGTAATCTACATGACTTCAGCTGGCACATACTTTAGGCAGGAGTCTGGCTGGTCCAAGGCTGACATGTCTGACGAAAAATACGAAGACTTATTTGTTGCCGAACTGAGCCTAGAAAGAGCTAAAGACTTTTTAGACACCTACGATAGAAATGCATCTATGAGTGTAGAAGAAGCCCTTAGCTACACATCAAACGGTTAAAAATCTACTATAATGAGTTTTAAGTTGTTTATTTGTCTCCCAGTGGTACACGTTAGAAGGAACTACTAATGCTCAAATTTGTAGGTTTTCAAAAGTCCCTAGCACTGTTTTCCAATGGCGAACACTCTATAGTAGTAGACACTGACTTAACCTTAGTAGTAGAAGCTGGACCAAGCAAGGCTCTACAAAGCAGACGCAAGTGGGACAAGCCAACTTACGAACCTAATGCTGAAATCCTTAACTTAGTAGAGTCAGCTTTTAGCACTATCTCTCCAGAGCCAGTATTGGCGTCTGCACGTATGTACACAATTCCAGCTGGAGTAAAAGCTGAAGCGATTAAAGCCCTCAAGTGGCGTAAAGAAGAAAAGCGTGGAGGAACCCCAGTTGGTCTGAACACAGCACGCAGACTAGCTAAGGGTGGCCAAATTGGTATTGAAAAAATACGCCACATTGCAAAGTATTTCCCGCGCCACGAAGTAGATAAAAAAGGCAAGGGCTGGGACATGGGAGAAGATAACTTCCCATCTAACGGAAGGATTGCTTGGGCACTTTGGGGTGGAGAGGCCGCAAAGCGCTGGGCGTCTGCAATTGTAGAGCGTGAAAATAAAAAAGCCCTACGTTCTGCTGGCTATGAAGAAGATTACAAAGCTGACCTAAATTCTTTTAAGTATGGAAAAGATTATGACGAAAGCGTTGCTCCAGAATTTTTGGCTCGCGTTCGACTAGATGGTTCTGGCATTGACAGAATCTACAAAATTGACATTACTGGAAATGTCTACCTCTGGGACGACGGAACTTGGGACAACATGGGCCACATCGAGGGTGATGTTTGGACTTATGACAGAGAGCTTGACGACCCAAGCGACACTTGCGAAAAAGCTCACATTCAGATTGACCCAGAATCTGCTATTAGCATTTGCGCCAGAATGCAGAACGAACCGTTCTCTAACGTTTTAGTTTTTGACCTAGATAAAGAAGAAGCCATGATGGCTTCCGCTGCAGTATTTGAAGAAGACTGGGAGCTAGTAGACGCTGTAGTTTCAGCTACAGAAGCTCCACCAGCCAGCCAAGACGGTAACTACACCCCAGAAGAGAGAGCTCAAAATGCCTCTAAGCAAGTTAGAGATGCCTCAGGTAAATTTGCTAAAACAGGTAAAAGTGCATCTACTGTTGACAACAGAGTTGGATTAGTTACAAACATTAACTCAGCTAACGATTCTGTAACTATGAAATTTGATGACGGAACCTCTGCAACTTACCCGTCTTCTCAAATTAGGATGCTTCAAGAAGGGGAAGACCCAATAGGCACACTTCCTCAGCAGGACGTTATTGATATGGTGCCGTTAGACACTTCTGGAATTTTAGGAGAGCCAAGAACTCCTATTGACAGGCCTCAGGCTCAGATTCCTGGAACTTTGCCAGCTCTTACTTCAGACGACTTAAGCCAAGTTCTAACAAACTGGGGAGCATGGGTTGACAGTCAAAGAGCTTCATATCTTCCTCAGATGGATTATGTTAAAAAAGATTACCTACAGTACCCAGCCAACTGGGACCCAGGCAAGCCTACAACTTACCCGCCAGTTCATCCTTTAGTTTCTCAAGTTACTAATAAGCCTGCCTATAACAAAGACGCTCAAAGTTTTGCTGTAGTTTCTGCAGCAGAGGCAGAAGAAAAAACTGTAGCACCAGTAAGTAAGCAAAAAGAAGTAGCTCTAACTCCTCAGACATCTGACGTAGAGCCAATGTACTTCGCTATCGTTCCTCAAGATGACCCTAGTGCAGTTCTTAAGCTTGTAAGTATTGTCCCAGCGACTAATAAGAGTAACGAACCAGTTGCTTACGCTCGCAACGAAAAGAAGTGGGTAAAAGACGATGGAGTATTGGCTGACCTTAAGTCTCCTACCCCACCGCCAGTAGTTGCCCTACAGGGTGAAGAATTGAACAGCGTTCTACTACAGGTAGACGGAGTTCAAGCTTCAGCTAGCTACGACCAAGCTTTGATGGTTCTATGGGGCCCAAATGCAGAGTCAATTAAGCGTGCAGAAAGCCAATTTTTGGCAGATTCAGAATCACTTTTGGCGGCAGGTGGCGCAGACAGAAACCGTGGAAACGCAGAGGAACTTCGTCGCTACTGGACTCGTGGGGAGGGTGCCCTAAAGATTAGATGGGGCACTCCAGGAGACTGGACCAGATGCGTTAGAAATCTGTCAAAGTACTTAGGTCCAAGGGCTAAAGGTTATTGCGCCTTAAGGCACAAGGAAGTTACTGGTCTTTGGACTGGAGACGCTAAGCACAGGCAAATTTTTGGTCGTCGTAAGGGCGGATTCGCCACTTTTAGCAACGGGATTGTTAGTTCAGAAACTGCGGTACTAGATTCGTTTGGTCAAATTGCTATGAAGAACGAAGCTAGAAATAAATTCAATAAAATACTGTCTTCAATAACCAAAGAATCGCTAGTTGCTAGCTCAGAAAGCGAGCTAGGTCCAAAGTTTAGTATTCCTTTGGTTATTCCAGAAGAAGTCGAGTCTGGAGACGGTAGAAAATTTAAGAAGGGAGCTATCTCCTTCAGAGAGCTTCCTCTACCTCTAATGTGGCAGGTCAAGACTAGTTCTGGACATGATGGCTCAGTTGTAGTTGGTCGAATCGACCACATGGAAAGAACTGAAGATGGAATTGGCAATGCCTACGGATACTTTGATAGCGGAGCCAATGCCAAAGAAGTTGTGCGCCTAATTAAAAACAATTTCATTAAAGGCATTTCAGCCGACATGGACCAGTTTGAGGCCACCGAACACAAGAACGAGGCTTCAGATACTGACGAAGACTCCAAATCTTTAGGTAAAGACAAAATTGTTATAAATAAGGCTAGGGTAATGGGTATTACAATAGTACCTAAGCCAGCTTTTCAAGAATGCAAGATTTATCTTGAGGAAGATACTATGATTAATCAGGAGGAACCCATGATTTCCGACGGCGTATACGCTGAGGATGTGGACCCAAACTATGCCGATAGCCTAGTCGCTTGTGGCATTATTGCTAGCTCCGTACCTCTTAACCCACCTAAAGAGTGGTTCGAGGACCCTAAGCTAGACAAGGCAACCCCACTAACAATCACCGACGACGGTAGAGTATTCGGTCACATTGCAGCTTGGAATGTTGACCACATTGGAATGTCAAGAGGCGTAAAGCCACCACGTAGCCGTTCTAACTACGCATACTTTCACACTGGCGCAGTCAGAACTGAGACTGGCGAAGACGTTGCAGTTGGAAACTTAACCCTAGCTGGAGGACACGCTTCTCTTGAAGCCTCTGCTTCTGAGGCTGTCAAGCACTACGACGACACTGCTTCAGCTTTTGCAGATGTACACGCTGGAGAAGATTCTTACGGAATTTGGGTAGCTGGTGCGCTACGTCCAAGCATTAGCCCTGAGCAGGTACGTGCAGCACGTGCTTCAGCTCCTTCTGGAGACTGGAGACCAATCCGTGGCTCACTTGAGCTAGTTGCTGTATGTCAGGTAAACGTTCCAGGCTTCCCAATCGCTCGTGCTCGTGTTGCTTCTGGTGCTGTTATGGCTCTAGTTGCAGCTGGTGCTCAGACTCTAGCCAAGATGAAGAGTGACCCAGTAACAGAACTTACTGACAGGCTAAATAAGTTAGAGACAGCTAACCTTCTAGCCGAGAAGTCAGATGAGCTACAGGCAATTAAGGCAAAATTTGCAGAAGCTAAAGCGGAGTTCTCTACAGACTACGATGACTTTGCTTTTATCTCTTCTCAGATGCGTCAGCGTTTGGCAAAGAAGGGTCAGGCGTTGCCAGACGGCTCATTCCCAATTAGAAATGCTTCTGATTTGAAGAATGCTATTCAGTCTTACGGAAGAACTACTAAAGAAAAGCGTGCACTAGTGCGCAAGCATATTATCAAGCGTGCACGTGCTCTAAAGAAGTACGACTTGGTTCCGCAGGACTGGAAGTCAGCTTCTTCAGACAGCATTACAGCTTCTCTAGATGCGATGCGAGCAAAAATTGATGCGGTCTCTGCGAGTGGCGGGTACGCTGCTCCTGAGGAGGTCGTTGACCCAAAAAAAGTAGTAGCGCCAGCTAAGAAAGCTGGCGCTGAATCTACCAAGGTTGAGTCGCTAGCTAACGAAGAGGAAATTGACCCTAACACGGGCGAACCTATCGTTAACGGCGAAACTCCTACTGAAGAAGAGCGGGTTGGCACTGACGGCAGGAAAGATACTGGCATCTATACCGCCAAAACTCAGCCCCGCGACGAGCACGGCAAGTTCCGTAAAGTTCTTGCCAGACTTAAAAATAACCTTGGCACGGCTGGTTTACAGAAAATTGTTGAAGAAGTCAAAAGCATAGAAAACTTGCACGAACTAGGTGACTACTACAAATCTGCTGAAGCTGCAGATAAACTAATAGGTATAGTAGACAGACTAGATAGTGGTGCCTTAAATAAGGTTTCACTGGAAAATGTTCGTAGCTCAGCTGCTGAGCTAGGAAAAGTTATAGCTAACCTCCCCCTTGGGTTTAACAACCAAGCTAGGAAGATTCGCTACTCAGATTTACCCCCTGCCCTAAGGGACCTCATGGATGACATGATTACCAAGGTAGAGGCCAAGATAGGTAAGGAAGACGCCGATGTAGCTACGGAGGCACTTAGAGGGTTCAAGTCTGGCTCTGACTTATACAGTCAGGGAGAGATTTCCTCCGAGATGTCAAAGCTACTGAGACTTCTTACTTAGTAATAATAAACACAAAAAAACTATTGTAAAATAGTTCATAGGTGGAGTGCCTCACGCTTCTATGCGTGCAGTCCCTTTGCCTTATACCGACACAGCATGTGGTGGAACTACCGCCACACAACTGTCCCGTTAGGAGAAACAGTGGACCAAATTAAGTCGCAGGTAGATACTCTGGCTGACTTGAGCGACGAGCAAGTTGCTCAGCTTCAGGCAGATATCGTTAGCGAATTTGAAAAGGTCGAATCTGAGGAACCTACTCCGGAAACGGTTGACGCTATGACGTCACTTGCTGACATGCTGGACACCGTTAAAAGCGAAGTCCAGAACCGCGAGGCTGCTGCTGAGGAGCTTGCTACGCGAGCTGCTGAGGCAACCATGCGTGTTAAGGGTGAGGGCGAAGAGGTCACTGATGGTGAGGACACTCCAATGGAAGAAGTTCCAGCGGAAGAGGAAATGCCAGAAGAGGGTGAGCCTGAGGAAAAACCTGAGGCTGCTATGACTGAAGAAAAAGAAGACGAGGAAGACAAGAAGAAATTCGAGTCTGAGACCGTTGACGCGTCGATTGCTACGGAGGAAATTTCCGAATTTTCAACCGAAGAAAGTGCAGAGAGTACTGAAGAAGTACTAGCTGTTGAAACCGAGACTGTTCAGGAAGCTTCAACTGATGAAGAAGTTACTGAAGACGCTCCAGCTACAGAAGAAGAAGTTCCAGCCGTTGAGGTTGAGACTGAAGCTCCTGCTGTTGAGGAGCCTGTGGCTGAAGAGCCAGTCGTTGCAGATGCTAGCGAAGAGCAAGAAGAAGTCGCAGCTGAAGCAGAAGAGTCAACAATTGAAGAAACCCCAACCGCGCCAGAGGCGCAGGAAGAGCAGGCAACCGTGACCGCCGCAGCAGAAGAGAGCTTCCAAGCTCCAGCTGACCGTCAGCCTGTGATTCAGGTTTCGGAGCCAGTAAAGGTAGCAATTACCGCTGGAGCCGACATTCCTGGATATACAGCTGGCACAGAAATCAAGAACATGTACGAAGTAGCTTCGGCTATGGAAAAGCGCATCCACTCGCTTCGTCGTGTAAATGGAGGAGACGGAGAGCAGCACATTGTTGCATCTGTAACCACCTCGTTCCCAGAGGAGCGCACTCTATCAACCGACGCCGAGGCAAACTCAGCCAAGATTGATGCAGTTGTAGGTCAGGAAGCACTTGTTGCTTCTGGTGGACACGCTGCACCATTCGAGGTTAAGTATGACATCTTCGGAATCGGTTCCACCACTGACCGCCCTGTTCGCGATGCATTGCCTCGCTTCCAGGCTGACCGTGGCGGAATCCGCTTTGTGACCCCACCGAGCTTTGCTGCTGGTTCCTACGCTAACGCTGTTGGCATCTGGACTGCTGCAAATGACTCAGCTGAGACACCAAGCCCATCCTCAAAGCTAAGCCTAACCGTAACCGCAGCTTCAGAGAACACAGTGTCAACTGACGCTGTAACTCTACAGCTACAGTTCGGTAACCTTATGACTCGTGCTTACCCAGAGCTAATTGCCCGTCACAACGAGCTAGCCCTAGTACAGCACGCACGTGAGGCAGAGCAGAACTTGCTGACCAACATCGGTTCTGGTTCGACAGCTGTTACATCCACTTCCCTAATCGGTTTTGGTCGTGACTTCCTAGTCCAGATTCGTCGTGCAGCAACTGCTTACCGTAGCCGTCACCGCATTGACCCTCAGGCTCGCCTGAAGGCAATCATCCCAGCTTGGGTATACGACGCTATGGCAGCTGACCTAGCTCTAGCTATGCCAGGAGATGGAACCCTATCAGTATCTCGTGCAGAGATTAACGGTTACCTAGCCAACCTAAACGTTGACCTAGTAGCCTCTCTAGACGCGACTGTCTTTGGCTCACAGGGCACTGCTGCTCTTCTTGAGTTCCCAGACAGCTTTGACTGGTTCCTATTTGCCGAGGGAACATTCTTGTTCCTAGATGGTGGAACTCTTGACCTAGGTATCATCCGTGACTCGTCACTGGTTGGAACCAACGATTACAAGATGTTCATTGAGACCTTCGAGAACGTTGCCAAGGTTGGCATCGAGTCCTTGAAGATTACCTCGACCATCTCGGTCAACGGTGTAGCTGCAGCACTTCGCGACACCACTGGTGGAGCAACCGCAGCCGCTATCGAGTACTAAAATTACTCACTCGTTGAGGGGGTGCCTAGCAATAGGCACCCCTGACACGGGGTTCAAGATTTAGATAAGGATTTTAAAATGGCTTTCACTAAGACTGGTGTTGTAACAGCACCGAAGATTGTGCCATCGGCTTTTGGCCTACTCGCCGTCGTAAAGCCTGAAAATGCTCCTGGCGAAGACCAGTGGATTAGAGGATTCTCCCAAGAATACGAAACCACAGTCGAGTATCTTACAAACTGGGACGACACTGACACCACTTCTGGTGTATTAGTAAATGGCGCTACCGTAAATTACTACGACGAAATTAAGCCATTTTTTATTGAAGTAGACGAGACTCGTTCTACTCTAGGATTTCTCGGCATTGACCGAATTGAAAGAATTAAAAAGCAGCTAGAAGGAATGACTCAGAAAGCTATGGAAGCTGAGTTGTGGGATGGAGCTGTTCGTAAAGGTGAAACTCACGAAAATAAAGCTCTTTCATCTTCAACTGCTACAGTGCTAAATAGCGGAACAGCTGTTACCGCACGTAGAGCACTTGCTATTTTGGAGCATCAAATTGCTTTAGCTTCACAGGCTGGCGAACAGGGTGTCATTCACATGACTCGCGACGTAGCAGCTCTTCTTTCTAGTAGTTCAAACATGCTTTTTCACAACAAGGGCCCTGACCACCTACAAACTTTTGGTGGCACCCCTGTTATTGTTGGCTCTGGTTACTCAGGTACTGGACCAGATGGCGCAACAGGAGCATCTGCTACTGACGCCAACAAATGGATTTACGCCACTGGCACCGTCCGCACTTATGTGGGCGATGTTGATGTCGTGAACGACAATCTCGCGCAAGCGTATGATGTGTCGGGTAATGCGAATGACATGCGTATCAAGGCAATCCGCCCAGCGGCTGTTTACTTTGATACTTCAATCCACCTCGCTGTTCGGGTCGACCTAACAGCCTAACCACTAAGGAGAATAGCTAAATGGCTACTCAGGAATATGCTGCAAGCATTCAGGGTGTGTCGATTCGTGTCACCCGTCTGGACGCTGCAGGAAATCTACTAAACGGACCTGGAGACAGTTACACAACTTCTGCTTTCATGCGAGTCTCGTTCACCCCAGAATATGAAGAGGGCGACGAAATCACCGAAAAGTCCGCTAACGGAACCGTCTGCGTAACTTACAAGTCACCAGACACACTAAAGAGAATCACCATGGAGCTTGCAATTTGTGAGCCAGACCCAGAACTAACTGGTCTAATTTCAGGTGGTCTACTACTACGCAAGAACCTTGGAACATTTGGTTCACCAGACAACAAGTCAATTGGTTGGGCAGCCCCAGCCGTAGGTGACGACCCTGCTGGTAACGGTGTTTCAATTGAGGCTTGGTCATTTGCTGTAAAGGATGGTAAGAGAGCTTCGACTCTTCCTTACTTCCACTGGGTATTCCCATACGCAAAGCTACGCCAGTCTGGAGACCGCGTAATTGAGAACGGCATGCTAGCAACTACTTTCGAAGGTTACGGCCTTGGAAACGTTAACTTCGAAGACGGACCTGACGGCCGTTGGGAGTTCCCAGTTGCTGCAGAGCGTCCTTACAGCTACGCACGTGCTTCATGGGCTCCAGTAGGTCTAAACGGATTCTACACTTGGAACTACGACGGTATTAACGACTCTAGCGAGGACACTGGCTACACAGCTGTTACTAACCTAGACGTATCACCTGAGTACAACGTAGTAACTAAGGCTGTTACTACCAACGTTGCCACAATTACTACTGAGGCTAACCACGGATTCATCGTTGGCGAGTCTGTAGTTGTTTCTGGAGTTGACAGCACCTTCAACGGTACTTACACAATTCTAAGTAAGACTTCTGACACCATTAGCTACACTAAGGTTGTCTCAGACGTGGCCCCAACCGCAGTAACAAGCTCCACTGCTGTAGTTAAGTCGAACCCATCGACCTCAACTACTCAGTACAACGTTCCAGGTAACGTCAACTACAACCCTGACGTAACTGTGGACCGCGTAATCCGCTCTAACGAGGACCCAACCTCCTAATTAGCTAATCCGATACGGGCGGTACGTCTCATTGTATAATTTACATAGACGTATCGCCCGTTTTGGTTAGTAGGAAGATGTAAAATGACATCACTTTGGATAGAACCGTCTGAACTGGGACAGTACTCTCAAACTGAGTACGCCACAGAGGCCGCTCAGGTTGCTTCATACCTTCTATGGGCAATGTCTGGCCGTAAATTTACTGGTGAGACAACTGTGACTGAGCGCTATGTGTGTGCTAAGCGTGCCTACAGAATGGGTGCATCTTCTAGGACCTATGGAGGTATTCTTATCTCTGGCGAGGTCTACAACATTCCTCTAAATGACTTTGACAATTACGCTGAGCTAGTTGCAGATGGTTTATCCCCAGAATCTAGAATTAGGCTTCGTGGAAGCAATGTTACAAAAGTACACGCTGTTAGAAACCGTCAAGGAGACATTCTTGACCCATCTTCTTACTATCTAGTTGACCACTCTGTACTTCAAGCAACTGCTGGAGTTCCTTGGACTCCGTGTAACGTAGAGGTTACTTACACTTATGGATATCCAGTTCCTGTAGCTGGAAAGATGGCTGCTAGGACCTTAGCCATCGAGTTCGCAAAGCTGTGGTCTGGAGACGATGACTGCGCTCTTCCACAGCGTGTTACTTCTATTTCTCGTCAAGGAGTTTCTTATACTCTCCTAGACAGCCAAGATTTTATTGATGACCTGAGAACTGGTGTCTACGCTGTAGACCTATTCCTTAAGTCCACTAACCCAGACAAAGCAAGACGTCGCTCAAGAGTTTTCTCCCCAGACGCCCCTAGAGCCAGACGTTATAACGCAAAAGAAGCAGTTCTAACGGCCAACGTAAATTTTGACTTAACCGTAGTTAAGTCAACACCTGCTACTTGGAACTCGGCCACCGCTACTGGCTCCGATGTATCGGTATTTTTTGACGAAGCTGGTTGGACTCCAGTAGTGACACTAAGAAACTACGGAAGCACTAAGTCAGTAGATTTGGAATCCAGTAGCATAACCCTTAATAATGGTGCAGAGTCTCTGTCGTTCTCTATTCCCTACAGCAAGGCTTACGCTGCTCTAGGAATTGTAGACCCCGGTACTTGGACTCTATACGCTACTAAAACAGTTAACGGAGTAGAGCAGGTGGCCGAGCTAGAAACTGGGAACCTAAAAATTAAGCTAAGCAGTTAGGAAAAGACATGGCTACGCAAATTGACGTTACTGGAGTATCTGAAGACGCTCTAAATTTAAAAAACATGATGGACGGTGTTTTGCAAAGAGTCCAAAGCATTTACCAATCTTATAACGTTCCTCTACCTAGCAGGCAGTACTGGACTATAGGCCAGCCAGCCATAGACTGCGAGCAGTTGGTTGTAAACCTTGTCCAGCTTTACTTAGGAGCACCAGGAGCTCAAGCTAACGAGCCTATGAGATGTAACGTTCCTAGAAGTGCCACTATAAATGTTTCTATCTCAAGAGAAGTGGCGGTAGTTGGTCAAAATGGTAGGCCACCTAGCGCAGAAAAGATTGAGCAAACTTCTACTTCTTCTGCTATCGATGCTTGGGTTCTTATGGACTCCATGAAGCTTCTAGACATGTGGGACGAGACTGGTTACGGTGTTGGTGTTATTGCAGCTGTAGAAGTTAGCCCGCCTGAAGGTGGATTCCAAACCGTAGTGCTACAAGTCACTATGGCGGTCCCATAAAATGCCAGCCTATGGTTTAATTCCAGACAGCCCCTTTATTTATGCTGGCCAGAGACTGACTGGCTCGCTTAGAAGGGCTGGGTCTCGTTCTTATAAAGGCTCTGGCACTCACTTAAGCTACACCATCACAAACGTAGTAATTTTTAAAGAGAAGCTAAAAATAGAACTCAACACCCCCGCTGGCGGTCTTTGGAAGTACTTAGAAGTAAAAGGCAATAAAGCTGTAAAAGACGCAAAAAGAATGGTTGGAGTTCGAACTGGTGCTTTAAGAAAATCCATAAACATGGAACACTACCCACTTAGAAACGGTCAGTATTTAACAATCGGGTCAAACAAGAATTATGCCTTGGCCCACCACGAGGGCACAAGAGCCCACATTATTACTCCCAATCCTCCAAATACAATTTTAGTTTTTAGAAAAGGAAGCAGGGTAATTGGTACCCCTAGAGTTATGCATCCAGGCACTAAGCCAAACCCCTATTTATCGACTCAGCTTAGACACTTTATCTAAAAGCACCACTTTTAAACTGTAGTAGAATAGAAGCAGTAAACAAACCCGTTTACTATGTCCACAATAACAAAGGAAATAATTACATATGTCAAGATTTAAAGATTTTGGTGCAGGAAAAAGCGAAGGAAACGTAACACCCCTATCCTTCAAACTACACGGCGAAGAGTTCCACTGCGTGACTCAGGTTCAGGGCCGTACTTTGCTGTCACTAGTTGCACTAGCAAACGTAGACGACGCCGTTAAGTCAGCGGAAGCCGTTAACAAATTTTTTGAAGTTGTTCTTCTAGACGAAAGCCTAGAGAGATTTAATTCTCTAGCTGAAAGCAAGGACAGAATCGTAACAGTTGAAACCCTAGCTGACATTGTTGCTTGGCTAATGGAGGAATACTCTGGACGCCCGGAAGCGCAGCCAGAAGTCTCTTAATTTGGGCGATAGACCTCTGGCACTTTATTAACGGTAAGGCTCTTGTGAACGGAATAAATCTTCTAGAAATGGAAGCATCTGACATGTTAGATGTTGTTCATTACTTCTTTGAAGAAGATATGAACTATTCCACAGCTGAGCAAGCCCAAGCTCACGAAAAAATTAGAATAAGTGTTTATAGAAATCTATATAACGAGACCTATAAATACGCTTCTAATTCCTCAAAGTCTTACGTCAGTGCTTCAGCCAACGATGAATTTTTTGCCTCACCAAACGAGCCAATAGATGATTTGGGAGACATTAAGCCATTTAATCCTAGGAAAAAAGCTACTAAACCATTCATACCTTCTACAGATGTCTCGCAACTTGGCTCTGTACTAGACGGTCCATTGGTTTAGAAGTTTATTAGTAGCAGTTAGAGGAGGTGAGTAATGGCAGTAGTAGGTTCCGCACAAATTATTGTGCGAGCTATAACAACAGATGTAGCTAAAGACATTGAAAGAGGAATTAAAGGCGCTAGTGGCGCTGTTTCAACAGCAGGTCAAAATGCTGGTAGAAAATTTTCTAAAGCTTTTAGTGGCTCTCAAGGCACTCTTTTTCAAAAAATCTCTAATGGATTGAAAGCCATTGCTCCCGAAGCTGACGCTGCTGGAGAGTCTTGGAAAAGATTACAAAAAACTGGTTTTGTTTTACAAACCACTTTAGGTGTAGTTCTTGGTTCCATAGGCTCCCTAATTGGTGGTCTCGCTGGATTAGCTGGTGCAGTAGGAGGTGCTATACCAGCTGCCTTAACTTTTATTGGTGTATTAGTACAATTAAAAATTGCTTCTGCACTTGCTAATTTAGCATTAGGTGGAGTGGGGGCTGCTGCTCAAAGGCTAAGTGAGGCTGGTGGAAGCGCTGCTCGCTCACTAAAAAATGAAATTAGAGCTGTAAATGACGCTCAAAAAAATCTACAAAGAGTAGTCTCAGACAACGCTGACAGGCTAGAAGATGCCAACGATAGAGTAACTGATGCTCAAAATAGACTAAACCGAGCAATACGTGAGGGTAGAGAAGAACTTCAGCAATTAAACTTTGACGCTGAGGATGCTGCCTTAGCGGAAAAGAAAGCAGCCCTTGAGCTTGAGCGAGCAAGAGAGACACTTGCACGTGTACAAGACTTACCACCTAACTCTAGAGCTAGAAGAGATGCAGAACTTGCATTTGCAGAAGCAGACTTAAACCTCCGTAGGGCCATTGATGCCAATAGAGACCTTGCAGCAGAGCAGGCAAGAATTGGCGGTGACATAAATAACCTTGAAGGCGTTATAGAAGCCGAAGAGGATTTAGCAGAAGCAATTGAAAATAGAGGCGAAACTGAGCAAGAAAATGCTGAGCGTCTAGATGACGCTAATGAAGCTCTAAGAAGGGCTAGAGAAGATTTAGCCGATGCTCAGAGGCAATTAGGTGGCTCAAACCCGCTAGCTGGCTTAACAGCAAGCCAAGCTGACTTTGCTAGATTCTTGGCCGACATTAGGCCACTGCTAGACGAGCTGAAAGAAGCTGTGGCCTCTGGGTTCTTGCCAGTACTCGAAACTCAAATTAAAAGAGTAATTGATATTGCATTCCCCACTCTTAAACAAGGTTTTGGCGAGGTAGGTACTGCCTTAGGAACATTTGTAACAAAGCTAACTGACTCGATTGTTGACCCTCAGAACGTGGAAAGACTTGGGGGACTATTTACTTCTACCGCTGGCACTATTTCTCAAGCTGGTGACATAGCGGGCGACGGTTGGGAAATTTTCCTAATCATTATGGAAGAGCTAGACCCACTAATTAGAAGTTTTATGGACTTCTTGGTAGGAAAAGTTGACGCCTTTAAGAACTTCCTAAACGTTGAGCAGGAATCTGGAAGACTTACTGACTTTTTTACTAGGTCAAAAGAAATTCTTGGCGACCTATCAGAAGTGTTTGGCAACGTATTTAACGGCCTTGGCGACATTATCATGGCCAACTTCCAGCCAGGTTCTGGCGGAGACATGATGATTCAGTGGCTGAAAGATGCCACGGCTGGTTTTGCAGCTATAGGTGATGACAGTGCTGGACTACAAGAATTCTTTAGAGGAGCTGCTGGTAACAGCATTTCTATCTTCCAGTCAATCGGAGCCTTAATTAAAGAAATTATTGGGCTTGGAGCGATGCCAGAAATAGGTATGTTCTGGGACACCCTAAAAGAAGGCGCTCCTTATGTTGGAGAAATTCTAAGAAACGGTATCTTAGCTGGCCCAGCTATGGCTAACTTAATTGTAAACATTACAAGAATAATTGCAGCCTTTGCTGACTCAGGGGCTCCAAAGGCCTTCTTCGATACCTTAGCTTTTGCAGCTGGAATAGTTGCTGACATTTTAGAAAACAAACTAGTTAAATCAATCCTAGACTTTATAGGACCTATCACTGGTACCATCTTGGCCGTAACTACTCTATCTGGTGTAGCTAAAGCTTTTGGATTTGTTATTGCCTTCGTTGTAAAAGCATTTTTGGGCCTGAACCCAATAGTTAGAATAGTGACAATTTTAGCTGGATTATTTATAGGGCTTTACAACAGTAACTCTGAATTTGCTGCTTCTATAGATGCAATATGGCAAACTTTGCAGGGAACATTTGGCACATTAGCAACAACCTTTACTCAACTAACCGACACACTTGTTCCAGTATTTTCTAGAATTTTAGAAGTCGTTGCTCAAGCCATAGTTCCAGTTGTAGAACTAATTGCAACCACGATTGCAGACATAGTTCCAAAACTTTTGCCAATAGTTCAACTAATTATTGACGCAATAGCCCAAGTATTGCCGATGATTGCGTCAATAGTAGAAGCGTTATTGCCAGTCTTTCAAACTATAATTGCGGCTATTGGTGAAGTATTACCAGTAATTATAGATTCGCTTATCCCAGTGTTTATGATGATTATAGAAGCAATTATGCCAGTTGTAGACATAATTGTGCAGACATTAGTTCCAGTTATTCTTAGCCTTATTGAGACACTGGCTCCGCTTATTACTCAAATCATAGAAGCGGTTGTCCCAGCTTTTACAGCAATAATTAAAGCTGTTACCCCTGTTATACAGCTTTTGTTGGGAATACTTATTCCTATAATTGGCGGACTTATAAAGATAATTGTTACTGTTGCTGGAATTATAATTGCAGTTTTAGCAAAAGCTTTTGAAATTGTTGCACCATTTATCACAGCAGTTGTTACAGTACTTGGTAAAATAGTAGAAGCCATTGTTAAATTTGTTACTCCAGCTATTCAAGGCTTTTCATCATTCTTTATGGGCGTCTTTAAGGGAATTTCTGACTTCTTTAAGGGAATTGCAAATGGCTTGATTGGATTCTTTGAAGGCTTTATAAACTTTGCTATTAGAGGTGTGAACAATCTTATTTCAGCCATCAACACTCTTAAGTTCACCGTCCCAGACTGGGTACCAATTATTGGTGGGCAATCAGTTGGATTCAACCTACCTAAAATTCCTGAAATTAGGCTACCTCGACTAGCTGAAGGTGGAATTGTAGCTGCAAGACCGGGCGGTATGCTTGCTCAAATTGCTGAAGCTGGGCGTGCAGAGCGTGTAGAGCCTCTAGACTCTTCAGGATTGTCTGTAAGAGATAGAGCCATGATTGAACTGCTCTCTAAAAAAGAACCTTCTGGCTTAGAAGGCAACATTAACATCAGTGTTTACCCAGCCGAAGGAATGAACGAGTCTGAACTAGCTACCAAGATTTCTAGAGTTCTAGCATTACAACTACGTAAAGGTGCCGCATCGTGACGACAACAAGAATTAACTACATTAAAAACCCAAGTTTCAGGGGCGCAAGCTTAGCTTTTTGGCGAAAAACCAACCTAGACTCCACCCTAGAAGTTACTTCAGAAGATGCTAAATCTGGAGAATATTCATTGAAAGTTTCTTTGCCAATAGGTGAAGTAGATTGCGGTATTAAAAACATTGGTCAAGGCCCTGAGCTGACCATACAAGACGGCTATAGGATGCCAGTAACACCTGGACTTGAATACACCTTATCTGCTTTTGTCAAAATTTCAAATCTTCTAGAATCAAGAACTTTTAGGTGCGCAATTCTTTGGTTTGAGGATGAAGAAGCTGAAGTCCCTTTGCAGACCTTTTATAGTGATACCACCGTTTTTGGAGTTGACAATAAATTTGTTTCTATTTCAGCAACTGGAACTGCACCTTTTGCTCTACCTGAAAGGCCAGAGTATCCAGCTGCTTTTGCTGAAATTCAAATTTATCAATTAGAGTCTGAAGCATCTTTAGGATATTACCTAATAGATGCAATTATGTTTGAACAAAACGCTTACGTAAACAGTTTCTTCGAGTCTATTTCCCAAGACAGAGAGAATAATTCTGTCAATACAGTAATGCGCCCAGTCCCACTTCCAAACATTACTGGAATGGAACTAAATGCTGACATAACCCTGAATGGCTTACAATTTAACACCATAGATGAGGACGGCATTCTTTGGGTGTGTACCGACTTAGAGGGCTGGTGGGGACAGCCAGAGCCAGAAGTTCCAGACATTTCTAGGGGGCTAGGAGACGGTTCTTACGATGTTAGAGGGAGATACGCAACTAGAGAAATTTCCTTGAGTGGGGTATTTTTCCCTCCCACAAAAGAGTACGTAGAAATTGCTAGAGACAAACTAGTTGTTGCCATAGATTTGGTAAAAAAGAGTGGCTACTTAGTTGTAGACGAAGAGCCACCTAAAGCTTCTTTAGTTAGGTTAGTTGATAGGCCTCAAATTACCACAGTTAGTCCTAGAGGTAAAACTGAATTCTCTCTGACCCTCAGAGCCCCTGACCCGATTAAATATGAATGGGTAGGTGGAGATGAAAACGGAAGAAAATCTGAGCAAATAAATTTAGCTGCTGTTGACGCTGTTGGAGAAGCGTCCCTTCCTATTCAAAACATTGGAAACACTCCAGTACCACTATTAATTGAAGTTCACGGCCCCACTGAGGTTGGAACATACATAGCAAATCTTACAAATGATTCTATTATTTCATTGGCTCAGCCTTTGAGAAGCAAATCTACCACTACTAAGACAATCACCCACTTTAGTAGGCAAGATGACGTTGTAACTGCATTTTTTGCTACCGAGACAAATCTAGCCATAGGCGACTTTGTAGACATTGAAAACAGTACTAACGACAGTGGCTCAGTTAACGGAACAGATATTCAAGTTATAGACGTTGTAAATGACCCTACGGCTCCGAGTGATAAATACTACATTCAGTACACAAGCCCTACTTTAGATTTAGCTGACTTTGCAAAAACTTCAGCAACTGGAACTAACGTAAGAGCCAGCCTAAACACTGAAGATATTCTAGAAATAGATACTTATAGGCAAGAGGTCTACCTAAATGGAGAATCTAGTGGATATAGGTTCTTTTTGGACACCTTGTCAGATTGGTTCTATCTAGAAACTGGCGTTAACTCTATTTCTTTTGGAAGGCCAGAGGCACCTACTCTTACTGGTGGCTACATCATTGTTCTCTACAGGTCTGGCTGGATAGGTTAAACTATAATTAGTTTTAAATAACGTAAGATGACGAAAGTATAAAAGATGGCAGTCCAAGACAACACTACGGCTAAGTACCGTTACTTTGTCGTAAATTTGGTTACCAATCAACCTATTGCGGAAATCCCATTTAAGGGCGTTTCTTACGAGCGTGCTCTAAAAGGTGCTGGAGCTTTTTCTGGAAATATTTCAATTAGCGATGAGACTGCTCACCTTCAACTTTATGAATCTACTATGCCCGGTAGAACTGGACTTTATATAGTTAGAGACGGTGTCTGCGTTTGGGGTGGAATTATTTGGTCCCGCTCTTATAACGTTAATGACAGAGTCCTAAGCGTCAATGCTTCTGAGTTTACTAGCTACTTCCACCACAGAAGAATTTGGAAGACTTTCGGTCAAGTTTTTGAGGCGACCCTAGTTGTTAGAGATGGATTTGCTTATGTCACTTTAGAGAGTGGGGTTGCTTATGAAATAGAGCCCAACTCTACAGTTAGATACTCGTTTCTAGACATCTCCAACAGTGCTTACGATGGATACTACACAGTCTTAACTCCAGCCGTCGGCCCCCCTGAAATTCCTCCAATTACAAGAACAACTTTTACTACTTTATCTAATGCTGATAAACCTGGCTCACCAGTTATTCCAAATGGAACTTACATTAATACGACTGTTTACGCCAGAACAAACACCTATGACTTTGTAAGAATTTTAATTACAGCTATGGAAGACGATTTTGCTGGAATCGAGTTTCCAAATTCTGAAATTAGGCCTTTTAACTTTGTGACAGCTAACGTATTGGTCCGCTCTGTGAGTGGCGGAACTGCATCTTTAATTGTTGATGACACTGTTAACTTAGTTCCAGGTCAAGAAATTCAAGTTAAAAACGTTTCCCCTATTATTGATGGACTTAGGAAAGTAGAAAGTGTAAATGGCAACGTAGTAGTTGTGTCAGACGTCAGCGGAACCTTGGCTACTGCAAACGTGGCAACTGACCTTTACAGAATTTCAGAGTTTCAAGTAGATTCTTTAGCACCTGACGAATCAGTTGTTACCGTTAGAACAGTAGAGCCACACGATTTATACGCTACCGCTTACGTTCAAGTAGAGGGACTAGATACCCCCGACTCATCTAGCAGGCTATTGGATGGCGAGTTTCAAATACCAGTAAACCCAATTGATGAAAATACCTTTCAGTACAGAATCAATACTTCTTTAAATAAGCTACCGCTTTCTCTTTCTGCCCCAATCGCCACCGTATCTGGTAAACCTACTCAGTTCTTAACAAGAAAAGAAGTTAGACAAGAGACTCTCACTCAAAGGGCTGCTGTTATTACTACTGGAGAAACAGCAAACTACGCTCCAGGTGACAGCATAACTATTTCTAACATGAAAGACTACGCTACTGTAGTCAAGCGAGCCGTCTCTGGAAACAGAATTACTTATACTACAAAATCAACTCACAACTTTTTGGTTGGCAGGGGGCTGACTGTTACTGGCTTGGCTGATACCGCCGCGGTCAGTCAAAGGGCTATGACCTTTACTGGTAGCAATGCTACCTTCACAGTGACTACTTCAGCTGCCCACAACTTGACAACTGGAAACACAGTGACTGTTACAGGACTATCTGACTCATACAGAATAGGTAGATACCAATACACCAAGTCAACTAACACTGCTGTTTTTTATACTGGGAATGGTGCAACTAATGTTAGCCACAACATCCAGTCCAATAGTGCTTCTGGAAGCATCGAGATTAAAAACTTGGCCTCAATCTCAGTTGGTGTAACTTCTTTGACTTCTACTGGCGGAAATGTGACTCTCACTACTAACGTTGCTCACGGATTCCTAGTTAACAGTAGTGTTGTTGTTTCTGGGGTTAGCTCTTCTAGGAGCTTTACTATCACTAGATTGGAAAGAGTAAATAACGTAACTACGGTTACTACCTCTGCCGACCACGGGTTCTCTAATGGCGACTCTATTGACATTGCTGGTGCGTTTAACATTCCTACTTCATTTAACGCTACTGCCACAATTTCTGGAGTAACTGCTAGAACTTTTAAGTACAATAATCCGTCTGGAACCGCTTCTTCTACTGCAACCGCTTCAACAGTGTTGAACTGTTTGGAGTCTTGGACTTGGGAATTCCAATCCCAAGGTAGAGGTAGGCTCACGGTCAACACGGCTGCCGACTACGGTCAACTTAATACTATGTACCAAGGAAATCCATCAAACACTTTTGGTGCCGAGGCTGGAGCTGCTAGATTCCAAAACTTTGCCAACCAGCTAGCTACTGGAGTTACTTTAGCGAACGTTACTTCTATTGACTCTATGACCCTTACAATGACTAGGAGACCTAGCGTTGGTTGGTCAAACTCTACGCTTTTCCTAGGAATTCACTCTCAAACTAGCCTAGCTATTTCTGCCCCACCTGCCCACATTTCTGGAGCAGAAGCTCCAGACTGGACTGGCTGGGCGACAGGTACTGTAACTAGAAGCCTTCAGCTACCAACTAACTGGAGACAGTATTTCTTAAATGGAAGTGCTAGAGGAATTATTGTTGGTCAACAGACCCCAACTAGTCTTTTCTCCCCCACAACTCCAGCTTCAGATGCTAACCCAAACAACTACATGGGTGTCTATGGAGAAGGCTCTGGGTCTTACGAACCTTTTATTACCATAAACTACACCTATCAAACTGGTGAGCCTGGTCTATTTACTGGAACTAACATTGGAACTGTAACTAAGACACTAGGTGGCTACAACGGAACATTTAACATCAGTAGCGTAACTACCAACACTATTACTTACTCCTCTACCTCTGCTTCTGATACTGGCGGAGCTCGTAGTGTTAGCGGAACGGCTTCTGGCTCATCTAGCCCACTAAACAAAGTTTATACTGGCGCTGACATTATCTCTAAAACTCAAAACACCATAGTGCTTAACGCTACTGGACTTGATAAAGACATACCTCTGACTACTCTTTCTACAACCACTACCGCTGAGATTGTAGAGCAAAACGGAATCTTTAACGTTCAAAATGCTATTGCAACTGTGGTTAGTAGTACCCAGTTCTCCTATCCAAAAACTGGAGTTACTTACAACGTTGCAGTAGCTAGCCAAACAGTGGCTGTAGGTGGTTTGGCAACTATTTACAGTGCCGAATTTAACGTCACTAACTGCAACATTGTTGCCGTAACTTCTAACACAGTTTCGGTTGCAACAGCCTCCACTAGGACAGTAGTTGAGGCAGACGCTATTCCTAATGGTACGGCTTCATCTGATAGCCCGATTGCTGGAACTTATACTGTTGCAACTGCTAACCCAACTCTTAAAACACTGACTTATAACGTAACCGATGCTGTTCAGCTTGCCAGTAGCACCCCAATTTATGGCTACGCTTCTGCTCTACAAGAGGCCACTATTTCTTACGGTACTTACGGACCATACACTTATTCTTCAGAGTTAGGCTTTGGTTTTTCTACTGACGGATTCTCAGATACCAACGTCTTCCCGTTGCTATTTAGAGGCTTTGAGCTACGTAACATTGGTGAAGAGTTAGATAAGTATTCCGACATTATTGACGGATTTGAGTACAGAGTTGACTGCTATATTGACGCAGATACTGGTATTTTTAGAAGAGAACTTGTCTTGCTTCCAATATTGCCAACTGCCGTTAAAAACTACATTGCTAGTTTGCCTGGCGGAGTCTTGCCTACAGGCGAAACTGTCCCACTTTCCTACTACGGAGCAGACAGACTGGTCTTTGAGTTCCCAGGAAACGTTAGCGACCTGCAACTAGAAGAGTCGGCTGAAAACTCAGCTACTAGGTTCTTTATGGTTGGAAACATTGGTGACCTAGGAGATGACATTAGCCAGCCTTACGCTGCTGCTACTGACACCTCTTTGTTAAACGAGCCAGACGCTCAAAAAAGATGGCCACTTCTTGATGACGATGAAGCTACTGAAGATTTTTCTGATGGCGAAACTTTGTATAGCTACGCAGAAAGATACTTGCAAGAAAGCAGACCACCAGACGGCAAGTTCTCTCTTTCTGTAAATGGTTCTGTACAGCCAGTAGTTGGCACTTATGCTCCAGGTGATTGGTGCTCACTGATTATTAATGATGACTTTATTAACCAGCGTCTTTCTAGCAACCTCGAACCTAGATTTGACAGCGTAGGAGAAAAAGTTATTTTAAGAAAGATTAACTCTTTCTCTGTCGAAGTCCCTGACTCAGTAACTTTCCCAGAAAAAATTAATTTACAACTAATTCCAGAATGGCAGGTGGACAAACGTGGCGAGTAGAAGATACAGAGCTAAAAACAGCCTTAACAGTAACATTTCCCAAGTTAACGCTAGAATCAGTCAGATTGGCAAGCGCCCAGCCCCTAGAAAGATAGCTGAAAATAGCGTTACTTCTGTTCAAATTAGAACCGCTACTATTACAGCAGCCAACCTAGACAAGGGTTCTGTTACCAATGAAAAAATTGCACCTGATGCAATTAGAACAGGCAACATAGAAGACGGTGCTGTAACAACACCTAAAATAGTTGATGCATCTATAACCGCTGAAAAACTAGCTCAAAACTCTGTAAACCTATCAAGCACTACCGTTATCACCAGCACACTACCAGTTAATAAGGGTGGAACTGGTGCCGTAACTTTTAGTGCTGGGTTTGTTAAAGCTTCTGGAAACACTGCTTTTACAACTTCAACTATTGCTGCCTCAGACGTTCCAAACTTAGACGCTGGAAAGATTACATCTGGAACTTTTGATGACGCACGAATTCCAAGCCTAACGGCTGACAAGATTCCAAACTTAGACGCTGGAAAGATTACATCTGGAACTTTTGCAGATGCACGAATTCCAAGCTTAGATGCAGACAAAATTACATCTGGAACTTTTGGTACCGGCAGAATCCCAACCATTACTGGCTCTATGATTGGCTCCCAAACAATTACTTCGGGTAATATTGCTGCAAACGCTGTTGGCGCAAGCGAGTTAGACGAGTCCGAAAACTACACCGTAAACAACTTGACAACTACCCTAAGCTTAAGAGCTGGGACTTCGGTTACATCTGAAAACGGACAAATTCAGGCGCTCGGCCCCCCCACTACTGGTTCTGCAGCTAACACTAGGTACATAGCTGCTGCTGCTAATTTTTATGTTCTTCATTTAGTAAGTTCTGCAGCTAAATATAAGTTGGACCAGCAATCGTTAAATACTGGGTTAAATATATTAAATCTTCAGCCCAAGACTTGGGTTGATAAATCTGAATATGAAAATAACAGCAATTCTTATGAAAATTTACGTAGAATACCTGGATTTATAGCCGAAGATTTATTAGAAGCTGGCCTTGAAGAATTTGTTGAATATAATTTTGAGGGAGAAGTTCAAAGCATATCTTATGACAGACTAGTGGCTGCAGTTATTCCAGTTCTAAAACATCAGCAGGAAAAAATTCAATCTTTAGAAGACCGTCTAAAGGCTTTAGAAGATAGGTTAAGCTAGAATAATGTATGAAGTAAAAGACGGGGCAAGAACCCTCCAGTTTGAAGGACGTCTGTTGGGTGAGTCCACCTCAAGAAGGCGTGACTCTACCCGCTGGATTGAGTTTAAGCTCTACAGAACCGAAAGTGGTTCCTTCATACTTTCACGTATTGGCGTTTCCCTAGTCTTTCATGGTGCTGCTTGTCCTTTGGTAAAACGCTACAACCTTCAAGAAATAGCTTTCAAAGAAATCGACACTCACTCTCTTCCTTGCGAGCAGTGCGAACCTTCTGAAGAAGTGGCTCTAGTCTTTCCAGAAAAGCACCGCTATTGGGCACAAGTTTCAGAGGAGCCTCAGGCTGTACTAGAAGCACTATACAAATACGACAGTGGTGGTGCTAGATACCTTACCAACGTTGCTCAAAGACTTTTAGAAACGTCCTCTCAAGAGGACTCAGATATTGAATCTGTGTATAAAATAGAACTAATACCTTAATAAAAGTTAAATTGGAGGCTCATGGAAACCCCTGAAGAGACACCTAACTTGGCCTCCACCGACGCTGACATAAGCCCGCTTAGCGTTACAGCAATTCAAGTACACGAAATCTTTACAGAGCTAAAGCTTTCTGGTTTTAGCCACCAAGATGCTATTCAAATAGTTGGATTTATGCTCTCTTCAGGTATAATGTTTAGGCCAGATACTAGCTTTGGTTTTGGAAACATTGAGATACTAGAAGACTTTGACTTTGACCCGAATTCCGCAGATTTTAACGACGAAGACGACTACCCAGAAGATGAAGGAGATGTAGACCCTCCTTTAGGTTGACTTTTTTCCACAAAAGTGTAAAATAGTAAATGACAATTAAGGACGATTATGACATCTGGACTATCTGACGTTCAACTAAATCTGGTTGATTCAATAGAAAAAGCTAATCAATTTATTACTTGGCTTGGAGAGCGTCGCCCACACAACGCCATAGCTGTAGACATTGAAACTGGCGAGCTACTAGGCAATCCTAGAGCTGACGCCCTATCCCCTTGGCGTGGTCAAATCAGGCTTGTACAAGTTGGAGACGGAATGACTGGTTGGTCAATTCCTTGGAAAGAATGGTCTGGAGTTTTTTATGAGGCCATGAACAGATTTGATGGTCCTATTGTTTGTCACAACATTGCCTTTGAAGCTAAGTGGTTTGACATCCAATCAAATTGGAGAATGCCTTGGCAAAGAGCTCACGACACCATGATTATGGCTCAGATTATTGACCCTCTAGGTTCTGGCGCACTTAAGAAACTTACTCAGCAGTATGTCGACCCACAGGCTGCAGCACTCCAGTCACACTTAGACGCTTCCTTAGCCGAAAACGGTTGGACTTGGGGAACTGTCCCGACTAACTTTGAGCCTTATTGGGCCTATGGTGCTTTGGACACAGTTCTCACTATGCGACTTTGGGAGCAGTTTTGGGAGCAGTGTGGTCCGGGAAAAACTTATAGCATTCCTTATGAGCTAGAAATGGCTACCAGAAAAATAGTTACTAGCATGGAGCTAAATGGTGCCAAAATTGACTTGGAATATTCTCAGAAAAAGTATGACCAGCTAAACGACTACGGTGAGAGAGTTAAGGCTTGGGGTAAAGAGTCCCATGGAATTTCCATTACCAGTAATATTCAACTAGTTCGCCGTTTCGAGGCAATGGGCGCTAACATTACGGAGACCACTCCTTCTGGTCAAAAGTCTGCTTCCAAAGACCAGCTTAAAATGCTAGTTCGTGATGGCTCTTCAGAAGTCAAAGCTTTAGCAGAAGCGGTACTTAACCAAAGAAAAGCAGACAAGCTAGCTACAACTTACTTTTCTAACTTCTTGGAAAAAAACATTAACGGTTTTGTC